GGGAAGCGCATGGTACAGATGCCACATGGACCAACTACGTTCGACACAGAGGATTATGGCCATAAGTACCTTGGAGTCATACCTAGGTGTGCGAATGACGTCACGGCTATTGAGCATGTGGCAGTCCTTGCAGCAGCTCAAAAACACGTTGACTCCGCTGTTTCAAAGACCTGCAACGTCTCGAGTAGTATGGCGTGGAGAGACTTCCAAAGCATCTACTTCGATGCGTTCTACAAAGGATGCAAGTCCTGCGCCACGTTCCAAGACGGAGGGAAGCGAGGCTCGCTCCTCGAGCGAGTAGAGACGGTCGCTGATTGCGTCAGTGGCTCATGCGCTGCTTAGAGCACAGAGGCTCCCAGTTCCGGCGATAGTCAGCTAGAGCTGGGGCGCCTGTCGGTGTCGGTTTTGGTGCTATCGATCTCACCCTTGCTTGTCTACTATGGCCCAGCTTGAGAGCATGCACGCGGTCGGCGGGGGGCCAAGGACACGGGGGAGGATAAAGCAAAATGCTGCATGGCACAACGGCGCTTGGGAGGCCAAAATGCTTGACTGGATATGGTTATTGGCGTTCTACACTGCGGCGGCGCTCTTAGCCGCCGCGAGGAGGAAACATGGCAGAACTGAAACCGCAACTGGGCAAGAACTGGCCCGGTCACGTCAGAAGGGACGAAGATAAGCCCTCCACACCCTGGAAGGGTGTGGAAGAGGCCATGGGAGCGAAACCCGTCGCAAGGCGACGGTGGGCGAGTGGGACCCTGGGGGCTACGCCCCCCAGGGATGGGCCAGCGGCAACTGCTGCCGCCGAGATTGCTCGGCTGCTGCCGCCAGTGACGCGCAAGAAGCGGCGAGAGCCGCTCTAGCGCTTCCGAGGATGAGGGGCTGGCTTAGAGCGGTAGTTATCTTCATCGTCGTCATCGCTGCGGCGGGGCTTCTGGGCCTGCTGCTGGGTAGTTGGCTTAGCTTGCGCTGAAGGCGAAGCCGGGGGGTTGTCTGCCTTCACTTGCTGTAGGGCTTCGGTAATCGCGTTGCGATTAGCCTTGAGTTCGGCTGCGAACGTCTCGGCGGAGCCGGGGTCGGCTTCTAGGCGCGAAACGACGTAGTCGAGGAGCTTTGTGGCGATGCTGGCGGCGTCAGGCGCTGAAGCTACAGCTTCACGAAGGGAGGTCATGGAGGTCTCCTATTTGCTTGAAGGGCAAGGAGTTTAAAATTTTTAAGCACGCGCGGCAAGAGCCATGGACCACGGCGATAGCCGTAGTACACCCCACCCTAGGCGGGAGCTCCTACCATGGGAAGATGGCATGATCATGGCAAAATGCCCTGATCACGTGATTTTGCTGTAGTGAATTCAATTTGAGATGAAAATTTAATTATCGCACTATAATTGACCTAAGATAGAAAATTAATCTTAGTATAATTGTACTCGGGAAAAATTTTGTACAAATGTACAAATGTTTTATTTTTATCGATTGTACTGCCGACGGCGCGGCAACTGCGGCCGTTCCAGGCCATGAACACCTGAGGAACCTAGAGAGTTTGACCAAGTTGGCCGATTTGGGCTTGGCTAAAAATTATTTGTGCCTTTGCATTTTTTTTGTTGCATGCTTTCGTGGTTCGTGTATTATGAGTTTAGCCGATGCGTTGATGCAAAGGCGTCAAACACAAGGAAAGTGGCAAAACAATGGCAACGATGGAAAATAAAGCAACGGAGCTTAGCAATTCGCAGCTTGACGCGATGCTGAATGAAAAGAACCCGGAGCGCAAGGTTGGCCTCGCACATAATTTCATTGACCTTGGCAAAGGCAAGGCAGTGTTGCGCTTTCGCGTAAAGCCTGAGGGAGCGCCCAAAGGCACAATTCCGCAGCGCATCACAAGCGTGCTGGATTACAGCGATTGCACGTACAATGATTTGATGCAATTCGCTTGCAGCAACGGGATTGCTGTCGCACTCCAAACGGAATGGCGCGATGGCAATTTGGGCGATTACGTGCACGTCAATGTTAAAACGTTGATGGAAGCTAGCGAACGTGGCGCAACGTTCCGCGATCCCGTGGCTGAATGCGAAAAGGAAATTGAGGAGGCTGAGGCTGATGGCGCGCCATACAGCGAAAAGCAGGTTGCACGTTTGCGCGCAAAGGCGCTTGAAGAAAAGGCAAAGCTGCAAATCGAGCGCGAACGGCGTGCAAAGGCGAAAGCGGACAAGGATGCCAGCGCTAATGTGGCCAAGCCGCAAATTGTTGGGACGGTGCAAAGCACGGCCGAGGATGTAAAGGCGAATATTGTGAGCATGGGCAAGCCCAAAAAGAAGTGAAATGCGGTAGCATTTCCGCAGGTTTGGGATGCTGCGGCGTCCCAAATCTCCGGCAATGTTTGTCGGGAACAAAAACGCGAAAGGTTTTAGCAATGTCATGGGATCCTGCACTAAGGTGCGCTGAAATGGACGCCAACAAGCAATTGTCTGTTGCGGAGGACATGGTTAGGTGTTTACAAAATCCCACGAATTTTGGCGTGCTGGCTTTTTACGAGCGCGCCGAAAAGCACGAGTGCAAACATTGTGGGGGATTGCGGGAAAGCGGCCCGCTTGCGGAAAGATACTTGGATGTTTTAATGGAGGCGCTTGAGCTTTGGATTGTAATGCATAAGCATGAGCATCCAACGGCGCGGCCAATTGATCCGGAGTATGGGGAATGAAATACATGCTAATAGCTTTCACGCGCCACGGTGAAAGGGTTTATTATGGGCCATTTGGCTCAAGAAAAGAGGCAATCGCATATGTGGAGAGTGTTAAAATGCATTCCACATGGCGCACGATTGTTAGCAATGTGCAAGTTGAGCGCTTAAATGAACCAGAAAATAACACAAAGTAGGGAAAATCCACCAATTCTTTTGCCGTTTGTGTGGGATGAAAACACAACGGCGAAAGAATTGTGGGCGCGTGTAAAGTTGATGCTGGATTATGTGGAGGCACGGAGGGATTTTAGCGAAGAAGAGTGGAAAGAGTTGAAAATTATTCGCGCAAGGTTGCGCGAATTGCGAAAAATGTGAAACAGGGAAACGCGAGATGAGAACGTTTTATGTTCTGTGGTGCAAAGATCATTTCTTTGCGAACCAAGATGTTAGGGTGGTCGAGGTGATTCCTGCGGAATCAGAGCGCGCAGCGCTCCAAGCTTTGACACGTAAAATGCCAGATATTCTAGCGAGGCTCGAAACCCGAAAGGGTTTCGTGAAAGTTGTGGAACAAGTTTTGCCGTGGCAACAAGCTGTGGACTGGTTGCCAATGGCAGAAGTTGTGAACCTCGCTAGTCGCAGATTGAACTGAGGAAAGGAGGTGTGAATTACCTAGAAGTTTTGCTTCGCAGAAGTTTAGCAACTAAAACCAAGCTTTGCTTGGTTTCAAATGGAGAAATGCAAATGACAGAAGTAGCAGCAACGGCACCAGCAGTGGAAACAGTTCCGGTAACGGAGCCGTCTTCGACGATTGTTAGGCCGAAATTCAAGGACAACAGCAAAAGAATTCAACTGACTCTGACAACGAGGCAGATTGAATGGCTAGTTGTTCGGGCTTTACAAGCATATGCTGATCAAACCAGTGCCATTGCAGGGACAAATTCGTCCCTTGCTAAGCTCGAGTTGTACGGAAATGTCATCCCGGACGATCTTCGAGCTGCAATAGCAGCAAATGCTAATGAGGAGATGAAACGTCGAGAAGAGGCAATTGGCTTGGCTGGTTATCTTTCGAACTTGGTTGTAGCTGAGTAATAAGTAGAATGGGGATGGGGAGGCGAAAGCCTCCCCACTAACGCGAGAACATAGATGAAAGCTGTAGCGGGAGCCGCTGTGCTCCTTAGCTTGGCAACGGCGATAGCCGTTGGCGGGTTTGTGTTAGCTAGAATGCTGTCGGCAGTTGCACATGGCGAGAGCATGAATGTGAGCGAAGTGGAAAAGAGCCCAACTCCATTGAGGCCGGGCATCAACTGGAGGGTTCAGCAGTGATTAAAAAATGGTCTACGCTCATGTTGCTGGCAGGTGTGTTGGCAATAGGCACGGGGCTCATTGAGATCAAGGCACTAGGACCTAACACGCCCATAATTGACAACTTTCAACCATGGAGAAATAGCCGATGCATTGTGTGCATTGCGCATGTTTCTACTAGGAGCTTCAGTGATGACAAGGATATGTGGATCCTGGGTGCAGTACTGTCGTTTGTCCTAATTAGCTTGATTGCAATTGGGATTGTAGTTGCTTGGAAAGCAACTTTGTGGGTCCTCAAGGATGTGAGAGAGGCATTGAGATGAACAAGCTACCAACTAAGTTTGTGATTGTGAACCCCAAGGCTAAAGCCTTGATTGCAATGTACTGTGATGATGTGGACGAGATTTATTCATTCGCTGGTCTACCTCCGTTGGAGGTAGACCACGGAGTGGTCAGGCCAGGGATTGGCGTGGTGGTGTATGAGTTTGGATTGTTCGCAGATCCGAAGGACATAAGCTACTTCGCAATGGAGGGCCAGCTGTTCGCAGGGAATGCTGTGCTCTATGGCTATGATGTGAAGAGTGGTGAGACGAGGGATGTCGAAGACATCCCCGTGCCACTTTGGTTGGAGGGCCAAGAGGGCGTGGAGGCTGCTATTGCGGCGGGATTGGTCGCTAGACCAATCATGGCCGTGAATGGTGTGGTGACGTGGCAATGGCCTGATGCGAGGAACGGGCAGTGATTGTCACGGTGTTTTGCCTGATTGCGGCGTGGCTGCTGTGGTGGTTAGTTACCATGATCCTCGAAGAGGTTCGGGAGGGAATTGAAGCGGAGGAAATGGAGAAAGTTCGGCGCAAGTATGTGCGAAACTATGACGAGTGACGTCAGTCACTCGCAGAGGGAGGGGCGGCGGCCCCTCCCTCCATGGTGAAGTGTCAGGCTCACCTCACCACCACCACCCCAGACCCCAACGCCTGTGGTGGAAGCCAAGAGATGCGTAGCCATAGCCGTAGCTGTGGCTGTAGGGGTAATCGTCATCCAAGTAGTAGCGATATCGCGGCCAACTTCGGACGCGATATGTGGGCGCCCAGTCACTGTCATCGTACAAGAGGTAGGATGACAGGTAGGGGGAGCGATAGCCTCGATAGAGGCGCTGCGCGCGAACGCGAGAGCCTCTAAAGCAATCCTGCAGAACCAATCGCCCCCGACTATAGTTATAGTCGCAGTGCGTTGCGGCCTGCGCGTCCAGTGCAGGTGTTGCGAAGAGCAACACCGCTGCTAGTGCTGACGAAGTCAGCATAGATCTAACGAACATAAATGCCTCCATTTGGGACAGTTGCGAACGTAGTGAGCAATAGCCAGTTCGATGGCTAAGAGCTCTGCTTGCGAGACGTCGCTACAGGTAGCGACAAGGGACCTGCGACCGTCAGGTCGCACGGTCCACACTGATTTTCCTGAGGCCACATACTCGAGCCGGGATGGGCTCAAAATGGGCGCTGGGCGCCCCGTGGCGGCCATTGGTGCTCCTTTGGGTGGTTGGTGGGGATGGCGGGCGCGTTTGCCCGCCAATGGCTTTATTTGGCGCCGTGGCGCCGAATTAACGGCCGACAGCCGATGGCGGCCGGATTGCGGCGATGGCTGGGGCAACGCCCCCGGCCTTGGCCGGCTCGAAGGGCTTGAGTTTGGCGAAGTCCAAACTCAGCCAGTCACGGAGTTGGGACTCCAACGGAGTCCCCTCGGTTTCGTGTTCGTCGCCGCACTCATCGACGAAGCGAGTTGTGAAACAGAGGTTACCGTGCCGGTCCAAGCCTGAGAGGGTGAGGCGTGCAGGGCAGCTGCACTCGTTGTCAGTGCAAACGTCGTCCACCGAAGGTGGACCGTCAGGGTCCGGTTGGACGAGTTCGGCGAAGACGAGTCGCATGCATACAGTGGACTCGGGATCTAGGCGCGAGAGCGCCTCTCGAAGTTCATGGACTCTCATGGAAGGTTCTCCTCGTGTTAGGCTTGGGGCACTATTGCCCCAAGCTCATGCAAAAACGGTCGGCAAGAGCCACGCTAGTGGCTCTTGGGAACGAAGTCCAGCATGCGTCGGAATTGGTCAGAGAGGCCCTGGAATGCTGCCAAAGTGGCAGCATTCTGGAAATCTTTGTGCCCGGATGGAACGGCCTGTAGGGCCGTGGCGATGATCCAGACCTGGGAGGGGGCGAGTTCTACGACGAAGCGTCCGCCCTCGCCAGAGGGGGAGCTGCGCAGCAGCTCCATGAGGCCAGCTTGGATGGTGGAAACTTCGAGAGAGCTAAGCATTGAGTAGTCGGCATCGCCGACCACGAAGTGGATCTCTGTGCATTTTTGGAGTTGCGTCAGCAACTCACGAGCGGTAGCGAGTGATGCTTTGTGTTGTGGCATTGTGTAGTCCCCCGATGGGGGCGGCTAGGCCGTCCCCGTGCAGTCGTAAATATAAAAGAGCGTTTCCGCGGACGCGGAAATGCCCATCATGGTAACAAATGTGCTAATGTGTGTCAAGCATTAAAATGCTCTGGGGCTATGCCCCAGAGGGAGCCGAGGGCTCACTCTCCTCCGGTTCCTCCGGAATCGTCACCGCCGTGGCGGTGAGGAGGCGGCTTGGGGGAATCCCCGCTTGATGGGCGAGAGCCCTCAAGCGGTCCTCGATCTGGCTGTCCGAGAGGACTCTGTAGTTGTGAGTTATGTCGATTGAGGTTTCGGTTTTGTCGCTGAAGCCACTCATCTTCGCTAGGGAGGCTAGGGCTGTCATGAACTTGGCCGGGTCTGTTTCCGCTAGGGCCGTCACGGCTTCCCGTGACGGAACGAGCAACAGCCATTCGGCGAGGAGATCTGTAAACGGCGCGCGGTCGAAACTCGTTAATCTCCGGCGAAGCTCCGTACCTGTAAAGCGCGGAGACCGTGGGTGGGGTACTGTCTTCCCGCCATTTTTGAATCGTGCGTTCGCGCTTCTGGATGGTGGTTTGTCCTGCGGCGAATTTGTTTTCATAGGAGACTCGCGAGGCGAGGAGGATCCACTGGTCGATGGAGGTGATGGAGGACATGAGCTGGCCGTCGGGTCGGTAGATGACGGGCAGGCCGAATTCGTCAATCCAACGGGCTAGGATGCGGCGGTCTGAGACGTGGAGGTACTCGGTGATGGCTTTGACACCTAGGAGGAGGTTCTTGGAGGGGTCGATTGCCACGGCTGGGGCGCAGCCGAGTTCGGCTCGGACGCGAGCCCACATTTCAGGCTGGGGGACGCGAGCCATGGGGCTGACCCTGTTTTTGCGCGTGCCGCGCAGATCGCTCTGCCACGGACGGAGCTTGATCGATCTTAGATTGAAGAGATAGCCATATCCGAAGGATATGGGGCGTCATGTTTTCACGTAGTGACGCGAGCGTGATGGGCGGGGCTGTTGGTTGAGTGGGCATGGCTAGGGCAATTTGGCGGCAGAATGCCGCACAGTCAAGTGCGGAGGGCGAGATGGGGAGCTTGGGCTATGCCGTACCGGGACCGGAACGGCTCCGCTTGTGCTTTGTGCTTTGCAGGCCCCGAAAACGAAAGCGAAAACCCCGGCCCCTTAGGGCCGGTTTTCGTCTTTTCGGGGTAACTTTCGGGGCGAAAAGGCCGAAATTTCGGGTTTTCGGGTGCGGGGGGATGTGCCGGGGTGCATTGTCGTGCGGGCGCCAATATAATAATGTGTAATCATGCTTGGCGCGGCCGAGCGCGGACCCACAAAAGGAGTTGAGATGGCAAATGCAACTGTGGCGCAACAGGGCGCCGAGGAAGAGGGCCTACGGACTAGCATTAAGCTCGATGAGGACATGCACTTCCGGTTGAAATGGACCAGCGTCGTTCTCAGAATGAGCATGCAGGACTGCATTAAGGAGGCTATCGACGTATGGTTGGCAACTAAGGTGGATGCAGTCCAAGATGCAATCCGAAAGTCAGCCCATAAAATTGCACCGCATGGGAGATCTCCCCAAACCTGAAGGAGTACGATACCTAATCTATGAAATGCTCCCGCTCAGAGGCATTGGGATCTTGTACGGTCCACCGAAGAGCGGGAAATCTTTCTGGGCTCTAGATGTAGCCTTTCATGTAGCAACTGCACGGAGATGGCGGGGCCTTGCCACTATGCAAGGTCCCGTTGTTTATGCAGCGTTTGAAGGTCAGAGTGGCGTATGGTACAGGCTGCAAGCCATAAAGAAGTACCACAACGGGGGCCAGGACTTTAACAATCTTGTGGTGTGCCTGGAAAACATGGTGTTCGGGCCAAACAAGAACCGAGGGAAGCAGAAGCATGTGCAATTCATTCAATCTATTAAGGCCGAGTGTGCGCAGGCACAGCCTGTGTTGGTCATTCTGGACACATTGGCGCAGAGTATTGACGGGGATGAAAACGAGAGCATCCCAATGACGTTCTACGCGAGGGCAGCCAGGGAGATTGGCGACGAGTTTGGATGCTTCGTGCTGATTGTGCACCATCCTAATGCAGAGAACACGAAGCCCAGGGGGCATACGAGCCTGGCTGGGACGTGCGATTGTCAGATCAAGGTGTGGACGAATAAGAAGCGCACGACTGTGACGAACCAGGTTGAGTTCACGAAGGACGGACCACCTAGCGAGCCTATGCCAGCGAGGTTGGTGAAGGTAGACATTGAAAGCGATGAGGAGGGGAACCCCATCAAGAGCTGTGTGCTCGTGCCGGAAGCCCAGTATACAGATGAGTATGCTCCGGTCAGTAATGTGGATAACAAGGAGCGGCCGGTCTACTCACATTTGAGGAAGATGGCAGCGGCACTGGCACCACTGATGAGGGAGGACGGAACGGCCGACTATCCCGGATGGAGGGAGAAGTGCCTTGACATGGATCTGTACGGGAAGAAGCGCGACCGTCAAGGTCGCCGGGCCTCGTTCAACAACCGAGTAAAGCAAATGATTGACCTGGATCTTGTAGAGGTCATTTACGCCACTGTGAATGGCAGGGAAGAGGGGCTCTCGGTCCGGCTAACTGACAAGGGAATGGTCGAGGTTAGCAAGGCCGCTGCGTAGATAAAAATAATGCTTGCATCTACATGCGGTTGTGGTATCATCATGCGTCACCATTGCGTGTTCGCGGTGGTGACTTTCACCTTGAACGGGGAGTTCAATGGCACGTGGAAAGCATTGGGCTGTGTACCTTAGTGGTTTGCAGCCGCAACCAGTGACAAGAAAAAAGGAGTACGTGGGAGCCATGTCAATCCAAGTTTATGTGCAGGGGAAATCTAAAGCGGAAATAAACAGGCGGCTCGCCGCAGGCGAGACCATTGTTGGAACCGAGCACAAGCTCGGCTCCGAGACGAAATGGCCCCTTAGTGAAATGCTTCCGGATGGAAGCATCATTAAGGTGTTTAGCAAGGTCGTGGGGGGCTCGCCATACGCCAAGTCTTACGGCCGTTGGAACCAGAAGCTGAGGAGAGTTGTGTAATGAAGGGGATTTGTTCGGGGCTAGCTCTCATGTTGATGGCTGGAACGGCCATGGCTAGTGATGAGGATGAAGGCGGCTATGCCGCTGTTGCGAGGTGGCAGGGAGCCACGAAGGTTAAGGCGGCCGTTTACCGGCCGGTAAAAGTTGTTGCGGCGGCGCCAGCCCGTCGCAGCATGTACCGTCGGCACAGGAATTCCTATGCTGACGGGCCTCCAGAGTGCCGCTATGCGTGGAGGGAAGAGGGTGGTCCTAGTGGCAATTGTGTACCACCCAGGCAGCGCAATGTCATTGAGGCTCTTGCGCCCTATGGGAGCAAGCTTGCGGGGGAGTTCTACCGCGAGCTTGATAGGGACAAGTTCGGCAGCAATGATGGCGGTTTCTGAGGAGGCCGGGGGGAGGGCGAGAGCCCTCCCCTTGGGGGTCAAATGGCTGATGAAAAGAAAAATCTCTTCGACAAGGAAACGGAGAATGTTTTGCGGGGAGCTACGGACGTTGTAGGGCTGCATCGCAACTTCCACATGGACACAACGGGCATCACTGGTGGGGTGCTTCCACCAGTTCCCAACAGAATTGCGGACACGAACGCTTTCGTTCGGCACTTGCTGACGGATTGTGGCGCCTCGAAGGTTGGCGACAAGTACGTCACGGGAAGCGGGAAGTCTTGGCACATAGTGCCACCGTATGAGCCGCCGCCGAATAGGCAGTGCTTCTTTATAGGCCGTGACATCCTGGATGCCATCGAGCCAGATGAAATGATCAAGACGATTATTGCCATGGAGGAGCTTGGCATAGCCAAGCTCCCTTACCCGGTCGTGGATCTCAAGTTCAAGGCTGACGACTTGTTGACGTTTTTCGACAAGTTTGGGGACGAGGACCCTAGTACAAGGTTCGGCCGGGAGGCTGTGGTGCTCATGGTGGGCGTGGGCTCGGAGAGCCCGAGGCTGTTCTTGGACATTGCGGGGCGCACGTGGGCGGATTTTACGGACTATTTGCACCAACATTCCCAGTTGTCACCGTTGAGCAATAGCCCTTACGGGGGCAGGTATGTAGATTTTTATAGGGATGTGCTCATAGTGACGCTTGCGACGAAGGGAGTTGAAAAGACCGTCAAGCGCAATCCGATGGCGGCCATGAGGATTGGGAAGTCGAAGGCTTCCCATGTCTACACTACGACGTTGAAAATTCGCCCGGATTGGTATTCGAAGAACGCTGTGAGCGGCGTTCCCCGTAGGGGAATGCGGCCGCATTTGAGGCGTGGACACGTGAGGCATCAGCACTATGGCCCGAAGAATGAGGCCGTGAGGAAGGTGTGGATTCAGCCCGTGTTCGTGAACGCGGACAAAGATTTTGTCAGCGTGCGAAGTGCTTACAACATGAGCAAAGGGGAAGCATGAATGATGGTGTATATAGTTCTAGGGGCTCTTGGCGACCGCGTAGTGGTCGAGGGAGTGTTCGGTTCGTGGGGAGCCGCTGATGAGGCCATTGCGGTTTATCGTCAGCAGTGGAATCAACCGAAGGCTAACTTCCTAATCGTCGAGCGTATGTTGAACCAGGTGTTCAACGCTGCCGCAAAGCGGCAGGAGGTGCTCGATGTGATCTTTCACGAAGCCACGAAAAGGAGGTGATAGGATGTTGAAATAAACGCAAACCCAAACACAATCCACCTTACAGGTGCCTCCGTGTGTAGTGAGTCTACCCCTGACGATGCATGCGGGGGCACCATCTAGAAGCTAATGAGGAGTAGCTTTATGTCAGTACCATTGACACAAGAGCAACGGGCGAAGCTCGAAGTTCCGACTCCGGAGGAGTCGTGGAAAGTGGCCAGGAGGCAGTATGTGGAGCACTTGAAGAGTGGGAAGCATCGTCAGTGCTTCCGAGCATATTCGAAGACGGATTCGGATGGAGTTCGGCGGGTTTGCGCCGTGCAGTTGTTGCGGGATTTGATGGCGACTGGGTCAGGTATTGATATAGACAAGGAATGTGCCGAAAAGCTGAGGGTATCCTATGAGTTCATGGGAGATCTGATGACGATGAATGATGCCGATAAAATGTCCTTTGACGCGATAGGTCAGAGGCTGGAGAAGGTGTGGGCTTTGTAAGCCTTTGATTTTGTTGGGGAATGGGGCCTGCCCCATTCCCAAAATGGGAAAAGGAACGCGAGAATGGGAAAACTACCCGACAAATCTAAGATGTTTCTGACGATGGCGCTGGGCTTCACGATGGTCCAGGCTGGCGTGGAAATGATGAATGACTTGTTTGATGATAAGAAGATGCACGACGAGTTGAACGGGTCCATTCCGAAGGAATGGCCGTTCCAGCTCTCGCTGGATGAGTTGAACCTGGAAGTGATGGCGTGCATGCACTACTACAAAGACTTGGCAATTGCTGAAATTGCCGAGGGGTTGCGTTCGGAGAACGACAATGGCTAGGAAGAGGATGGACCTGTCGGGGAAGGATGAGAATAAGTGGAAAAAGCCCCCAAGGGACCCGGCCGTGGGAGAGGTGCTCGGCGCTGTCAATCACCTAGACAGCCGGTATCTTTACATGAACTCATACTTGTCGAGGTCCACCATCTACAAGCTAAGAAAGCCGGGTGGAACGAGGCGCCCCCAGCATATGACATTGGTGGGCGTCCTAGGCGCTGCGGGCTTAGAGTATCGCATCACAAGGAAGAAGTGAGACAACTATGCCGAGTTATCAACATGATTGCAAGGAAGGATGTGTCTACCTCGGTCAAGACAGACCGCGTGCGGGTGAGCCGCAGGGGAATTACATTGACGTTTACTACCATCCGGGTTGGAGACACGGGCTCGGATACTTCACAAGGAGGTGGGGCAGCAAGGGAAATGAGTACAAGACGAAACACCAAAACGATGCGAACGAGGGGGATGGATGGATAATGGCGAAGCAGATGGCCGTGAAAAAGGGGTTCGTTTTTCCTACCACATAGGAGGCAGGGCTTTGCCCGGCGAGGATGATCTGCTATGGTGTTCATTCTGCGGTAAGCACCGCAGGTATGTGAAGTGGCTAGTAGGAGGTGGCACGAAGGAGTATCCAGCATACTTGTGTGATGAATGCCTTGAAACGATCACGATGATCGTGGAGGAGAAGGAAGATGAACAGCAGAGGCAAGAAGCCAAAGGGAAGCAGAGCAATGGCAACGGGCACAAGGAAACCGAAGGATCTGATGCTGGCTGAGGCCGCTTACAATGAGTTCTACGACCAGCAGCCGCAGATGTTCTTCGAGGATCTTAGCCATGCCTACCAAATGCGGTGGGTTAGGGCGATGAGGGTGGCGCTTGGGGACTGGAAACGGTCCACGCCTGGCGCCACGGTGGTCAGAGCAAGCCCAAAGAGGAGCGTCGTTGACCTGGGCGACGACGAGGCCGTGCATGCCCAGGCCAATGGAAAAGCCAGTAAAAAGGGTCCGAAGGGGATGGGAAAGAAGGTCACCAAGGCCGAGGCAAAAGAGCGCATTGCGCAATTGCAGGCGATGAATGAAGCGGACAGGGCATTGCTTTCCGATAAGCAACGGAAGGACAAGCCCAAGTCGGAGCTAAAGGTTATCTGGCGGATGGAAGCTCGTGGAAAACGCATCCGTCATTATGAAAGCTTGACAAACTAATTGGCGGCTCATTATGGTGGTGGGGTTCGGTAATGAAACCCCCACCATAAGGAGCCTGGACTATGCTTGAGCAGCAAATTACTGCCGAAATGACGGCAAAGAATGGCAACGAAGCGCGAAGCGCCACTGTAACGGTTAACGTCCCAGAGAATTTGGAAGAGCTTGGACAGCATTTTGGGCAAGATGTTGTTTATAGTCACGCAAAACGTAGCATCGTGATAGCGATGCAGACGAGCATTCGTGGGATGCTGGAGGCTGGGAAATCAGATGCTGAAATTCAGCAAGCTATGGTCGAGTGGAAGCCGGGTGTTAAGAGGCCGGCCAAGTCTCCGATGGACCGCGTGCGCGAAGAGATTTCGCGCATGAGCCCAGAAGACAAGAAGCGCATCCTGAAAGAGCTTCGCGAGAAGGCCTCGAACGAGGCCCGTGCGTAAGCCTTCGGAGTGGGCGTCCCCCCGCACCACTCCGGAACGTCCCTGCGCTTGGCCATTCTCTTCCCCGTGGTGGCTAGCCAGGGACCGGGCGCTGTCTGGGCATTCCCTCCCCCGACGCGCCCACCCCCTAGGTCGCTGGCCCCTGTTCTCGCGTTCAGGGAAACGGCCTAGGGGGCCTTTTTGTTTGCGGAGCAAGCAAATGACACGTGAGCAAATCCGTCAACTTGTGGAGCATGTGACGGAGGCCCCTTGTCCTCCGGACAACGAAACAGTTCAAATGTCGTCACTACAGCAACTAGAGTTCATTTTCGCAATAGAAGACACATTGGAGTTCAGGCATGACATCCCTGCCGATGTGGCATGGCAGTGCGTCAATGATGTAGTCAAGTGGCTGGAGGACAAAGGTGAGTACGAAGAGGCCGAGAGTGTTCGTGCCAAATAAGTCGTACCATGACTTCGAAGGAGTGACTGAGTTTGGCGAGGTGAGGTTCATGACAGAAGGGAGGATTCCCAACAGGTACATGATGAATGACTTGGCAATGCTTGTGAACGAGGCTTTAAGTGGAGCGAAGAAAGATGACATTCTCTTAGTCGCTGGTCCAACAACCATCAACTGTCTAGCGTCGGCTGTCATGGCCATAAAGCATGGCCGAGTGAACTTCTTGTTCTACGACAAAAACGCCGACAAGTACACTCAACGAACTGTGGTGTTTCAACATGACTACGCGAAATCAGGAGCTGGAAAAGGCCCTTAGGGAAGCTGCGAAACCTAATGGTAGCATGGAAGTTGACTCGCATTTCCACGATGGAATGCGAACGGTCAGCAACATCTTGTCCCCGCACATCACTGAGTGCCCAGGGGGCGGCTACATTATAGTCATCGACGATGAGATGGCTGCACGGAGCACGTTGCAGGAAGCCTTCGAGTATGCAGCGGAGTTCGCTCGGACTAAGTTTCAACAGGAAGTCAACATGGTCAAGAGGCGATGGTGGAGGCTATGGAGGATTAAGTGAAGTTGTATGACAACACACGCATCAGTGCGTACAGAACTTGCCCGAGAATGTACTTCTTCCGGCATGTGCTGGACTGGACCCCCGAGGGGGTCCAGTGGCCTTTAGTCTTCGGTGCCAGTTGGCACGCCGCCATGGACCACGTATGGAGGAAGTTGCTGCTCGAGAAGGAAAAGGGACCAATCAACCACGAGTTGATAGCGCGTGGGGCCTTCAAAAAATTTGTGGAGAAGTGGATTGAAGAAGGAGCCCCTCCCCCCGAGCAGATAGATTATGAAATGCAGCAGGAGCTGGCTCCCAGGACTCCGGCGCATGCTTATGAAATGCTTGTCGGTTACGTCTTCACAAAGGCTAAACTGGTCAACGACATGGAACTCGTTAGTACGGAGCGTCCCTTTGCCGTACCCATTGACCCAGCTAATGAGGTGTTCTACGTTGGCAAGATCGACAAGCAGGTCCGTCTGAAATCTAGTGGCAAGATCAGGGGCATCGAACACAAGACGACTACGGCATACAGGAAAGGTGGGCCATTCAGGGCCGGTTACATCGACAGTTTTAGCCCCAATAGTCAGGTGGATGGTTACCTGTTTGCGCTGCATATGATGTTTCCCGGAGAGGTGGAAGGCATCTGGGTGGACGCAAGTCTTGTACATAAGACCGAGGAAGGATTTATATTTATTCCGGTTGACAAGCAATTGTCAATGCTTGATGCTTGGCTATGGGATACACGGGAATGGATTGAGCGCATCGAAGCGGACAAGGAACGCCTCGCAAATGCGTCCCCCAATGATCCGTACCTGCGGGCATTCCCTCGGGACACCAACTCATGCTGGAACTTCAATCGGCAGTGCCCTTACGCATACCCATGCAAGGCCTGGCCCAACCCACTGGGGAGGCAGATGCCTCCCAACATGATTGTGGAGCACTGGAACCCGTTGGACGAGATTGGTCCCATAGAAGGATTGGAAGATGCTACTGACACTAAAGCGGAGGCACCTGAGCGCACTGCAGAGCATTCTTAGATACTACGTGGGGCAAGTTGAAAGGAGCCAGATTCCAAAGGAAGTGGATATGACGGCCTTGGCCGAGGAACTTGTAACTCTCTTGAGTTACGCAAGAAGCGTCAACAAATTCACAGTTCAAATAGAAGAGGATGAGGACGATGGAGATGCTTGATGCCTATGATGAATGCTCGCGAGGCGAGCCTGAGTTTGCAGCATCGCTTGATGCTGGTCGGACCCACCGGGTCAGGTAAGACCGCTCAGATCTGGACGCTGCCGGGGAAGAAGTTCTGCTATGTGTTTGATCCAAACACACTGCCAACGATACGGGGATGTGACGTTGACTATGAAATGTTCATACCAGAGGTTCACGAAGTGGACTGGAGCCTTAAGGGGTTCAACAAAGGCTCTAAGTCGGACCGCCCTAAGCGGTCCCCGGAGCCCAAGCTGTACAAGGAATGGACTGAGAATTTCAACGAGAAGTATGACAGCGGGTTCTTTGATACTTACAACTGGCTTATCCTTGATAGTGCAACCTTCCTGCATCGTGCCTGCATGGATAGAACGTTATGGCTTAATGGAAGATATGGAGACATCGAGGACATTTCCGACTATCGCGTCGTGGGCTCGAAGCTCACTGACGTCTTCAACTCCATCACCTCACTGCCGTGCAATATATTCTGTACTGGACACCTCAATACTTATCAAAACGACAAAACCAAAAAGGTGACGACGGAGATCTACATGCCGGGCAAGGCCCGGAACATAGTGCCGTTGATGATGACTAACGTGTGGATGACATTCACGGAGGAAGACAACGATGGACGGATGAGATACTTTGTAAGGACGCGACCGGACCCGAAGGGTCTGGTTGACATTAGGTGCTGTTTCCCGCACCTGGCAACTGAAGAGGATGTTACGGTTGAGAACTTTCGGCAACTGATTCCGGGAAAAGGAGGAGTTGGTTTGCTCCTAGAGCAAGCCGAGGCAAAGGCTAAGGAGCTAGTTCATGCCCAGAATCAACCTGGACTTAGATGATGCGAAGGAACCTGAGGTTGCGCCGGAAGGTGAGTACGATCTTAGGATCGTGAAAGTCGAAGATGGTCAAAGCAAGGCTGGTAATGACATGACTACTTGTACCATTGCCTTCGAAGGTCATCCGGAGTGGCGAGCCATTAAGCACTGGATTACTTACCCCGACTCGGACACACCCCCTGACCAGAAGGCTATGAGGCTTGTGGACATTAAGAGGTTCCTGACGTGCTTCGGCGTGGCACATGATGGAACAGGGTTTGACTCAGATGATCTGGTGGGCCAAACAGGCTTCTGCTTGGTCATCCAGGAGGACGGGGACGACGATAACACTTACAACCGCCTGCGGTTGCCAAGGCTCAAAAAGAGCGAGGAGCAATCCGCACGAAGAATTAGGCGGTAAGGAATCCCGGCCCGTGTTGCTTCCCACAGCGAGCCGGGTATACTAGGGGCGGGGTAATTCCCGCCCCCTTTTTTCTGGACAACGAAGATGGATAGGCTTAAGACGTTGCGGAAAGACCTACTGGAAATGAGCCCGGCAGAGTTGCGCGAACACGTTCGCCGCATCCGTGTCGAGCGTAGAGTTTACAAGGAAAAGCCTGCCGCCAAGCGGAAGGCTAAAGTCAAGAGCAACAAGTCAGCTTCAAAGGTCGTCAACATGCTTCACACATTGACGCCGGAAGAGATCCGGCGCTTGCTTGGAGAGGTGGACGATGATGGAGGTAGTGGAAATACCAATCGACCAAATCAAGGTCGGCAAGAGAGCCCGTGACATCTTCGACGAAGTGGAGATGCGGGAGCTGGAGGAGTCTATTCAGCAAAAGGGGTTGTTCCAGCCCATAACAATTGACGTTTACAAGAATCTGGTCGCTGGGGAGCGTAGGCTTCGGGCGCACAGAAACTTGGGGCTTGCTACGATCCCGTGCGTCATTCGAGACGAAGACGTAATGGACAAGTTAAGGATTGAATTGCATGAGAATGTGAGGCGTTCCAACCTGACATGGCACGAACGGTGCCGGTTCGAACAGAGAATCTGGAACGCTGGCGTTGAAAAGCATGGCGAGATGTACTGGTCACTGGCAAAGCAGCAGGAAATGTTCGGGTCATCTAAGACCCGAATAATGATGCGGTTGCAAGTGGCTGAGGCAATGGAAACGATTCCGGAGTTGACTAATTGCGTTGACCTCGACGAAGCGTTTAAAGAAGTTAAACGCGGCGAGGAGGTGGAACACATCCGAGCCTTGATGCACAAGACAGCGGAAGAGGCCGCCGAGGCTCCTAAGTGGGCAGAGGACCACTATGTAATTGGGGATGCTTTTAATGGGATGCAGAAGTTCCTCAACACGCAGCCGCACTCCCAAGGGAATGCGTTCCAGTTCGCGGAGGTTGATCCTCCTTATGGAGTTGACCTACACAGACGAAAGGGACGAAACACAGACACTAGCTCTATGGAAGAATATCTCGAGTGGGAAGATTTTCCTCAGCTGTTCGAGAAGACCGCGAAGCTCGTCTACGAATGTTTGGACCCTCATGCGTTCGCAATCTTCTGGTATGGAATGTCCCGACACTCTGAGGTGTTGGGAATTCTGCGTAGCGTGGGATGGGCAGTCCCTGATATCCCAGCGATTTGGTTTAAAGGTGAAGTTGGACAGACCGCAAGTCCAGATACCACTCTTGGGAGTTGCTATGAACCTTTCTTCGTCGCGAGGAAAGGACAGCCTAAGATGGCAAGACCTGGGCGCGGAAATGTTTTCAACTTCCCAAGACTTCAAAGGAAGACGCACCCCACGGAGAAGCCGGTCCACCTGATGGAGGAGCTACTGGGAACGTTCTGCTTCGCGGGGTCGAAGGTGCTAGTGCCATTCCTAGGCAGTGGTGTGACGTTGAGGGCATCGTACCGGATTGGTTTGAGTGGCATGGGCTGGGACCTGAGTGACAAGCACAAGCAAGGGTTCCTCTACACGGTGCAGCAGGACTTGAGGGAAGCTGAGGCCTCCAACGAGGAGGCAGTCAATGCCAACCCCGTATGAAGATGGAGATCCAGGAGCACCGATATGTGTTTTAGGCGAGGCTCCAAGCAGCGTGGAGATGAGGATCGGAAGGCCTTTCGTTGGGCCTTCTGGCGACGTGTTCAAAGACCTGCTAAGCACAGCAGGTCTCTCACGGAGAGACTGTTACATACTGAACGTATGGCCATGGCAGGTGACGAAGGACAGGCTGGGGAACATAATCAGCCCATACAACGAGAAGCTGTGGGACAGAAACAAAGGCTTCACAGACCAAGGGGACATAGAGGCTCTTGGCGCAATCGACAAGGTGAGAAGATGCAAAGCGAATTGCGTGCTTACTTTAGGCAATCCGGCCCTCGATGCGTTGTCGTCAGGCCACAAGCCGATTGGCAAGTGGAGGGGCTCACCCTTATTCTCAAAGAGGGTGGGAAAGAAATTCATACCCACATTCCACCCAGCCGCAACTCTGCATGGTGTGTATGTGTGGAGATATCTGATCTTGTGGGATTTAGGGAAGCTAAAGGACGAACTCAGCTCCCCGGAGCTGGTGCTGCCGGATCGCAACTTGATAACCGCGCCTTCATGGGCCGAAGTCAGCGAGTACTTCGAACTGTGTTCCCGCGCGGGGAGAGTGTGCACGGATCTGGAGGTGATAAACAATCACGTGAACTGCTTCAGCCTGGCCTACCGAGTGGACGAGTCGCTGACCGTTCCACTGGTGAATGAGCATCGAGAGCCTTACTGGAGCGAGGACCAGGAGATTGAGATATGGCAAAAGTATGCCACCTTGATGGGCGACCCTGGAGTAATGAAGATCAATCACAATATGATCGGCTTCGATGCAGTGTTCCTGTTAGACAAATGCAACATATACATGCATGGGCCTATTGGCGACTCAATGATTGCACAGTCGATCCTGTACCCAGACTTCCGGATGGGACTAGACATGACGGCAAGCATTCACACGCGGCAGCCCTACTGGAAAGATGAGGGCAAGATATGGAAGCCAAACCACAATATTTCGTGGGACCAGTTTCAGAGATACTGCGGATTGGACGCCGCTGCTACCTTGGAGTGCTGGTGCCAGTTAGAACAAGAGTTGTCAGAGGGGGACTACTGGCGAACCTACGACATGACCGTAAAACTGAAAAGCCCCTTAGCCTACATGACAATCAGGGGACTTAAAATCGACCGAGAAGGTCTTGAGCTAGCAAAGGTTAGAGTACAGGAGAGGTTAAATGCCAAGAGCCAGGAACTCAAGGATGTCGCAGACTACGAGTTTAACCCCCTCAGTCCGAAGCAGTGTTCCGAATACCTATATGAGCACTGCCGAAATGAGCCATATAGAAACTCGACTGGAGGAATTAGCACAGACGATAAAGCGCTCTCTCGTCTTGTGCGAAAAGCTGCAAGAGGATCTAGGGAAGCTAAGGTCATCCAGGAAATTCGAGCTTTAAACAAGCTGAAGAGTACATACCTGGAGGTCGAACTTGATGGGGACGATAGACTAAGATGTTCATGGAATCCGCGTGGGACGGTCTTCGGTCGGCTATCATCTTCGCAGACGATTGCTGGCACTGGGTTGAACCTCCAAAATCTCCATCCGGAGTTCAAGAGCTTTATTGTAGCGGGGTAAAGTACGTGTTTGAACTCTCGACCATTGACGTTGGCATTGGAATTATGTTCTGCTTAGCTGTAGGCTTCGTAGCAGGAGTCGTCATTAGCAAGGAGAACGGCGATGGTGGAAGGAGTAATAATGTTGTTGATCTACCTGGCGATAGTATGCCTGGTAGTCTACGTGGCTCTATGGGTCCTGGGAGAGTTGGGGATAGCCCTTCCTCCCCAGGTGGTAAAGATAATCTGGATCATCGTAGTGTTGGTGGCGCTGCTACTTCTGCTACGCCTGGTCCTGCCAAGCCTTGGGATAGGTAGGTTGTAGGTGAGAGTGAGCAAACGTCAACTAAGTGTAAAGGAGAGGCTACATGGACCGCAGAGCTCTAATTGTCGGGATGTTGGGATTCGCCCTGAGTGCTTCCGCTGGAATGGCTGCTGAGCCGAAGCCTAAGCCGAAGCCTGACAAGACCGACAAAGGCGACAAGCCTGGTAAGAAGGACAAAGGCGACAACGGAGGCGGAAAGCACGGAGACCACGACGGTCATGGTGGTCACGGAGGCCACGGCGGCTGGGGTGGCGGTCGCCACCATGGAGGCTGGGGCGGTGGCAGACGCCACGGCGGCTGGCGCGAGCCGGACTGCTACTATTCCCGGCGCCGTGAACGCTGGGTCTGCAATTGGTAAGCTAACATGAAGTGCGAGCTGTGCAAGTCTGAAGTGGAGCGGGCTTGCACAGCCTTCGTGCAAGTCGCTTACTGTGACACATGGAGGAGCAAATCATGCAAGTCACTCCGAGAGTCGTTGATCTCTCTCATTATCAATACGACGAACTGGGAGGGCGCTTTGATTGGGACGCTATACGGCGCTTCGGAATTTGGGGTGTCATCTACAAGGCGACGGAAGGCTCCAGCTACGTCGACTACACGTACCAAGACGCGCGCCGCCAAGTCGAAGACGCTGGCCTCCTCTTCGGGGCCTACCACTTCTTCCGTCCTGGAGATGCTACAGCGCAAGCAGACCACTTTCTGGAGAATGCCGCGCCAGACGGAGGAACCCTGTTGGTGCTGGATCACGAAGACGACGGATGCTCCATCGGAGACGTTAAGGAGTTCATGAAGCGCGTCGAGGACAAGACCGGCCAGAGGCCGGCGCTGTACTCTGGCAACGTCATCAAGGAGCAACTGGGGAGTAACCGGGATGAGTATCTCGCCTCTTGTAGGCTGTGGTTGTGTCAGTATGGAAGCTCTCCTTCATGGCCACCGAACTGGGACAGCATGTGGCTCTGGCAGTACACAGATGGGGCCGCAGGGCCCAGTCCGCACGAAGTACCGGGCATCGGGAACTGTGACATCAACAGTTATGGCTTGTCTCAGGCGGACCTCGAAAGAAGCTGGGCGCCTGGAGCCGGGCCAGACGTTGACGTTGAGACGGGAATGACTGCAGACGAAATGCTCTGGACGCAGGCCAGTTTGAATGTGGTCTCGAATGCTGGCCTGGAGCCCGATGGCCTGTACGGCCCGGCAACTGCCGGTGCATTGAAAGAATTTCAGCGCAGGCACGGGATTGCCCCTACGGGGCAGCCTACGAAGGGCACAGTGCAAGCCATACTGGAGGAGCTTGATGCCTGGAATGACGACCGCAGAATCATCAATGTTGATTCTTGAGTTCGATCTTGCCGGTGCAGAGTGGGTGGTCGTGGCTTACCTGAGCCGCGACCCTAACATGCTGGAAGTTGTCCGCTCAGGAAAGTCTCCGCACATAGTCACTGGGGCGCTGATCTCCGGCGCCCCGGAGGAGTTCGTTCTCGAGGAACACAAAGTCGTTGGCTCGCACACAGATGCGACTACAATAGAGATGCTGCGGAAAAGCCTGCATGTTCCGCCGCAGATCTTTCTGCCTAGGGTGATGTCCATCAGGCAGGCTGGTAAGAAAAGTAATCATGGTCTCAACTACAACATGAAGTACCGTAGGTTTGCGCTTGAGAATGAAATGCTGGAAGCAGACGCTCAGCCTATTGTTGAGCGTTACGTCAACGTAGCCTACCCAGGAATCAAGAACTACTGGGAGTCCATCAGGAAGGAACTCAAGGACAACAAGCGGACGATGGTCAACTGCTTTGGGCGGCGGGTTAAGCTCAGAGGAGAATGGGGCGAGGAGTTGTTCAATCAGGCCTACAGCTTCAAGCCGCAAAGCACTGTAGTCGACATTGTAAACGCTGCCATGGTGCTTGCCTACGAAGATGAGTCCCCTGACTTTGAAAACTTTTTCCTTGGGGCACAAGTACATGACTCCCTTCATGTGCAAGCCATCGTCCCGCAGACGCGGGACGAATGGCTAAGCCTTGCCCGCATGGTTTTAGTTCTCAAAGAGAACTACATGCGGCCGACACTATCATACAACGGGGTGGAGTTCAAGCTCGGCTGCGATGCCAAGCTCGGCATCAACTGGGGCAACATGGAGAGCTTCAAAACTAGTGACGACATCGAGGATGTCGTCACGCGAGTCCGCGCTGCCTACGACGTCTGTCTTGCAAGTAAGAGCGCGCACCCTGCGGGCTCGGAGGAACAGGTGGAGGAGGCGGTGGAATCGTTGTCGGAAGAGTCTGAGGCTCATTTCCTGCAGCGGCTAAGATCTGAGCACCAAGATTGGGGAGGGCAGGGGGACCTGGGGGCGGCTTAAATCCCCCGCCGCCCTTGCCACCACCCAGGCCGAAGAGGCCCCCGCCTCCGCCCCCTCCGCCGAAGAGACCGGCGAGGCCGCCACCGCCTCCTTCGGAGCCACCGCCGCCAACGTCGGCAGCCTCCACTGGAGGCGCAGCCGCTGAGGTGTCGCCTCCTCCAGAGGCAATGTCGCCACCAGTAGTGGCGAAGTCCATGGCCTGCTCGCCTTCAGGACCTGTCATGCCAGGAGGCACAGTTGTAATGATTGAGCCCGGCAACTTGAACTGATTCGGCGCGGAAGCAGTTTCGGTTACTGGTAACTGTGCCTCCTGAGCAGCTGCGGAAAGTTGTGGCTGTGCAAAGCGGCCAGGGTCGCTGAAGTCGGAGCTTGTGGCTAGTTGTTGCAAGTCCTGAGCAGTTGCGTCGGGAATGTCTGGACGGATGGGCATGGCTGAGCGGGCGAACTGGCCAACGCGACCAGATTGGTCAGCCACCGGAGTTCCCTCTGGTGGCGTTACGACGCCACCACGGGTCGTGGAAGGAGCGCCCGCAACTTGCGGGCGTTCGCCACGCATGAAGTTCAGAAGGATGCCTTGGTCCGTGCTGAACTGCTTGGCATAGTCATTGGCATTCTTGATGTTGTCGAACTCACCCAGGTGCTGGCCAGTCTGTTCGTATTGCTTGTATGCCTCCTGAGGCGTCATGAGCTTGCCATCATCGGAGATTGTTGGCAGGACCACTTGGGTGTAGTTGGGAGTGGTCATAGTGACGGAGCGGACAGTCATGTCCTGACCCGTCTTCGGGTCACGGACAATGGGGCGGTCGAAGGGGTTTATGTTTCCCTTGACGAGCATGCCAGGGATGTTCTCGCCCTTGCGGTAGCCTTCGGCACCGCCGAAGTCCTCGAAGCCTTGCATACGCTCCACAGGGGCCGTTTCGGCCCCCTTGCCTTGCATGCCAGCGATGGCAGTGACTCCCCGTTCTGAAACGGGGCGGGTTTGCTCGATGAATGCCTTGGCACTGTCGGCCATCTTCGTTGGGGTCGTGGCTGTGGCAGGTCGCCAACCCTCCGCACGGAGGGTGGCGGCTATGCCGCCGCCTTCGCCACGGGCTCGACGGCCTGGCTGAAACTCACCATGGCCACCTATGTTCTTGGGATCAATGTTGAGACTGAGACCTAAGTCCGAGGCCAGTCCCATTCCGGCTTCTCGAGCTGCTTTAGTTGGAAGCTCCCCTTTGTCACTGTTTACATTGCTGAAGGCAATTCCGATAGTGTCAGAATTGTTTCCCTTCATATGGTTCGTAATGCGGTCGAGTGGAGCTGCCTGGGTAATGTTGCCGTTAGGATCTATCACGAAGTGATAGCCTGGATCGAAGCCCCGAGCAGGGTCGACTTTGCGACCATAGACAACGAGGGCACCTGCCCCTGCCACGTCGTCATGCATGACAATGCGCTTGATGTCTCCCATGTCGCGAGTACGCGCCATGTAAGGCGCGTTCACGTCGATGCCGTTCTGAATGTTCAAGCCTCGCTGGGACTTGAAGACTTCGTGGTCGGAGCCAGTCGGCTTGTTTCCAGACGTGTCACGTCTGGAGCGACCGCCGCCGAGAAGTTCAGCATCTCCGGCTTGGCCAGAGATGTCGGGCATTCCTGGCAATGTTGGCGGGGACAACATCGGAGCTTGGCCAGTCAGTTCTGGCCGAGCGAAGCGCCCAGAACGCTCCTCAGGAAATGATGGTTGGATATTTTGTCCTGGGCGATTCAGGCCCTCGCCGCGTGCAAAGGCAGCTCGCAACTTTATCTCGTCGATAAGGGCAGGCTTCTGCTGGTCTGAGATGGTTCCAAGGTTGTTGTAAAGTTGACGAGTGGAGAGGTCTTTGAAAGGCCGTTCGCGGACTTCAACGTTGGTTGACTCTCGGCCGCTGGGCTCATACTTGAAGCCTGTTGCTTCGCGCATGCGAAGCAGTTCGCCGCCTGTTTGGTAGGGGCTTCCAGGGTCGAATGCGTGGCCAGCACGCATTCTCTGCATGAGGTCTCGGACTTCTTGAGCCCTGGCCTCGTTCGAGAAGCGGTCAACACGTTTCAGTGGCATGTCACTTACCTAGACGTGGACGCTGAGGGATGGCGATGTTGGGGACAGCCGGGGGCCGTCGCTGAGGCGATGGAGTAATACGGAAAGCACTGGTGTCCTGCTCGCCGCCACCAACATTTATGCTAGGCATAGATGGCGCGTGACCACGCGCTAGGCCTGCAGCGATGCGAGCGAAGGCTGCCTGGATCTTGTCCTGCTGGTGCTGAGCCTCTTTGCGAGCACGTTCCAAGAGAGCGTCTTGGTACTTCTGCAGCTCCAGTTGATACTTGCCAAGCTCGATGTCCTGATGCTGTTGCTTGCCAGCAGCCTCTCTTCTGGCCTCTGCTTGCTGGGCAGCCGTGTAGTGTTCCTCTGTATTTCCCTGTCGTTGAATAATGCGGTCTCCCTGGATCTGTCCACCCTGGCGACGGGTTTGGTAATCTGCCTCGGCTTGGCCAATCTCCTTGAAAGTTTCCGGGGACATAGGGGATTTATTTCCCAGTTCAGTATGCTTGCGAATGATATCCTGTCGCTGTCTGGATGTTAAAGCATCCCAGTTTATGCCGACGTTCGGGTTCCCCACAATGTCGCCAAGCTCCTGACTGGAATTCCTCAGGGTCTGGTCTGTTTGCTGTCGATTCAGTGCGATGTTCTGCGGACCAGTCATGCCGACGCTGCCGATCTGCTTGAAGGCTGCGTCGAGGTCCTTGTCTGTAATCTGCTTGCCGCCATTGTTATTGGCACGTGCAATGGCAAAGGCATGCCGGTAGTAAGCAGATTCGAGCATGGCATGCGCAGTAGCTTTTTCCTCATCGGTCAAGTTAAGACCAGCGGTTTGCTTGTCTGCAAATCGCTTGGCTTCGTTACCAACTCGCTCCCATCCAGTGGTCTTTATGTTGTCATCGGCATTAGCGTTCCACCAGTGGAACATTCGCTCTCTAGCACTGTTGATGGAACCTGGATCAGTCTTGAGGCCAATTCCTTTATAGGTGATGGCCAACCCACCAAGCTGACCTGCCTTCTCATTGGCATCAATTAGCTTTGCCAAGTCTAGGCCGGAGTTCAAGACCTCAACGCCAGCGCTTTGAGTTGCTTTGTACTGGTCATCAAAGCGCTTGATGTACTCCTTGGAATCATCTAACTTAGGATAGATCTTGTTAGTGTCTCCAAAGTGGTAAGTTTTGTTGGGATCGAAGCCAGTAAGGGAGTTCTGGATCTGCCGAGGAATGGGACGATCCTGGATGTCCCGCTCTGCAGGTTTCACATATTGCAAATCAGGACTTGGCTTGACCGGGTTAGCCCTGGCTTCAGCATTGCTTTCCTGAATATCCCTATGCAGCCCAGCTCGACCGGCTTCAGGAGATTCCGGCAAATCTTCTCCTGATGGGCCTTTAGCTGGCTTCTCAGGGCCAGTGGCTGCCGCGATTGCAGAAGCTTCCGCCTTAGGCGAAACGCCATCCGTTCCAGTTGCCCTAGCAGCATCGGCAGATGGCTCAGTTCCTACGGGAGCTGGCGGTCCTGGAGGGGCTCCGCCCATGACGCTTCGGTTAGCCTCCTCAGTAGTCATCGCACCCTGTGCGGCGGGAGCCGCCGCAGCCGCAGGCTGTCCGGTCGCTGTGTAGCTCTGGACAACGGCGTTGCGCTGGTCAACCTTCGCAATGATGTCCTGAGCTAGCTTGTCGCCAGACTGTTCCGCAGCCGCTCGCCAGTGGTCCGGAATGTTGATGACACCGAACTGAGGCGGAGGTGGAGTGGCAGCAGCCGCTGTCCCCGTGTCAGTTGAGGGAGAGGGTGGCGCTGGGGGCTCCGGAAGTGGCTCAGATGAGGCGTCCGGAATGGACGCCTCTGCAAGGGCTTGGGAAGCATCTGCCTCCGCAGGCATACCAGATGCAACGTCTCCTATTGTTGGAGCTTGGCCAATGGGTGTGGCTTGGGAGGGTGCCGCCGGTTTCGGCGGTGGAGGCGTTCCCTCGCCTTCGGCTCCAGGCGTGACTTCAATGGTCCCGCCACCGACCATGGCGCCAGGTTGGTCAATGGAGGGATGGCTCAATCGAGCGATCTCTTCCGGCTGCGCAGTGTTGAGCTTGGCCAAGTCAGCAAGGCTTGAACGTAGACCTGGAGAAGCCTTCTCAATCATAGCTGTAATGCCAGAGCCCGGAGGGGTCTGTGGCATAGGCCCCCTAGTAAGGGCCGATAGGCCCTTGGCAGCCCCACCAGCTGGCTGACCCGTGGGTTGAGGAGTTGCCCCAAGGGATGCCATGTCCAAGGGCGGTTCTGGTGGGGCTGTTGCTGCGTCAGCCGCCTCACGGCGAACTCGTTGGTCGTCTACGACACGCTGGAGAATATTGTCGATGGGGATGTCGCCAGAGAACAGGCCGTTTAGGGCCTTCTGGATGCCTCCCGGTTGGGAGCCAGCAATGTCAGGTCCGAAGGCCTGACGCAGAGCTTCAAGGCTCTGTGGCTGCATGCCTAGAACCATGCCTTGGAGATTCTTGGAGTACTCTCCTTTAGGGTCAACGCCAGCGGCCTGGGATAACCCTGAAAGCATGAATTTTCGAACTGACTTGTCCACTCCTGGGTCAGTCGCAATCATTAGGTTTTGCGCTAGGCGCAAGTCATTCTGACGAGTTTGGTTCTGCTGTGCCGCAGCATCGAGGTTAGTCCTGTACTGAGCATGCTGCGCTAGGCGTGCAGTCTGAGCAGCACGAAAAGCGTCATTCGCCTGCGACATGGTTGTCGCAGCACGGGCCTGAGTGCTCTCACGGTCCTGCGGCACTCCCGCCTGGTAGGTGTCTGTGCCGTAGGCATCTGGCAACTGACGAGCCTTGGCGGGCAAGTTCAAACTGGACCGACTGCCGGCAGTTCCCGGCAATACGTACTGAGCCATGTTAGCCTCTCAAGGAGCCGGGGCGTTCTCCAGGGCCGTGATGCGGTCCTCGTGGTCCTGAAGTTTCGTCTGCATGGGGCCAATCATTTCATTGACCTTCTGCTCGATGTAGGCGTCCACCGTGGCGGGAAGCGCCACGAAGTCGACCACGACTTCCACGTCCTGGTCAGCGGAAATCTCGTAAGAGGTTTCCCCTTGCAAGACGTATTCGTTTTTGCCATAGAAGAAAAGCTCTTCTCGCTGGCCCATTTTAACCTTGCCATTCGTGACTTGCGTACCGCAAGTCAGAACCATGCGGACAGATTCCTCAGGAATCTCACCAGTTTGTGGCTCACCGGACTTTACTTTCAATGAAGTCGCTGCCATGTTTTCTTCCTTTCACACTCGAGCCTGGTCATCATACAGCGGCGCGAGCCGCAGGGAAAGCTCACATCATTGCATCAATCATGTACTGCATGTAGGCGCCTCCATAGACAGCATTAGATGTAGTAGCGCTGTTGATCTCACAAGCTTGGATAAAGTGCCAACCAATGCTTGGCCTGGTAAAGGTCGTGAAGCCACCAATGTCATCCTCGTTGGTGGCAGGGGATGCACTTGCAGCAGAAGCTAACCGACCTTGCAGGCTGGAGCCTGTTCCAGAAGTTGTACCATCCAGGTTTAAGTAGAGGTGAATGTTCTGACCTGCAGCGGCGAACGTGCGAGTAGCGAAGGACAGAACCACAGGCTCTTCATCCAAACCTCGCACAAAGTAGTGTCGGTTCTGGCCTGAATTGTTCAGGGACCTGTCGGCGCTCGATGGTGGAGCCCAATTAGCCGTAGTGTCAACGCAAATTCCTATCTGACGAACGCGATTGTATGCGTTCCAAACAGACAGAATTCCAGGCGAGCCACCAGAGGCTGAACTGCCTAATGTCCAGTCCAGCGTCCCAGCTGAGTTGGTACGGAACGTGCCAACATAGGTTCCACGGTTTGAAGCAGGGCCGTTAGTGATGGCACTGGTGTTGGTCCAGATGCCTGACGTGCGAGAGATTCCCGAGGCACGTGTTGTGTCGTTAGTCCAAGCTGGTCCCCGCGAGAGCGTGGGAACGCCTGCCTTGCTCCACACAAATAGATCGTAATTCTTGTTAGCAACGCAGGCCGCTGGATTGTCCGTTGTGTTAGACAGAACATTCATCAACTCATTAAACAGCGTCGGAACCATTACATTCCCATCGAAGATGGGAATGTAAGGACTGATGTAGGGGCTGTAGTAAATGTTGGCCCCGGCTGCGACTGCTGAGACTGGCACGGGCACGCCCGTGGTGGGCGTCAAACGCCCACCAGGCATTGATGGTAGGTTAAGAGCCACTGTGCCTGACGTGACCCACTTCTCTCCATCCCATGTATAGTTTAGACCAGAAAGGGGTGAGTAAATCTGGCCCAGGGTTGGCGAAGCTGGAAAGTCAAACGGCATCAGGCGTTCCCTATCGTCAGTAGACCCGCAGTCGTGTTCGCGCCGCCGTAGGTAGCAGACACGGCGCCGAACTCGCAGGCGCTATAGAAGTGAAAACCGATAGCGGGAAGGTTTTGCACCGTGGCCACGGCCTGACAATGAATGGCGACACCGCCCTGCATTTGTGCATCCGCAGCGGGAACGAGAACCGATGACGTTGTGTCATAGCCGACGCCAACAATTGGAGTACCGCCGCCCGCCGCCGCACCCAGATCAACGGAATAGGTGCATTGCCACGTGTCTTCTTGCAAACCGATCACAATGTTGCAGCGGAAGTTGGCGGAGTTGTTAGCTGGGCGCCAAGATGTTGTGGCATAGGCCCATGCTGCGCTTGGATCGCCAACATACGCCCCGACGCGAACACGGTTGTAGGCGTTCCATACACCAAGATTGGCGGCAACGCCGCCAGTTCCAGTTCCACCGAAGCTGAAGTCAACCGTTGCGGCACCGGAGTTAGTTCTGATTGTACCGAGGTATGTGCCTCGCTGGGCTAGTGGGCCATTCGTAATGGCAACGGCATTCAAGTAACGACCGTCAACGCGGACCAGTTCGGTCGTGCCTGCGCCTGTGCCACGGGCACCATCTGAGGTCCAGGCCGGTCCACGCGAAATGCGTGGCGTGATGCCGTCAATCCAGAAGAAAATGTCATAGTTCTTCGCAGCTACGGCTGCCGCAGGGCTCTTGGTTGTGTCGCTCAAGAGCTGTGAAAGCTGGCCAGTCAGAATGGCTGTTTGCCAAGACGTGCCATTGTAGTATGGCACGAGGTTCCCAACATGGGGCACGTAGTAGATTGTTGTCGCGCCTGAAACGGTTGACGTAATGACACTGGTCCCCGATAGGGGACTCAGCCGCCCCTGAGGCGGCGGAACAGCGATCTGATTGCTTGAAACTGGAACGGCAATGACCCATTGGCGAGTATTGCCATCATAGTAGTAAATGTAGAGCTGGCCCTCGTTGCTATTCCACCACAGTGAGTTGTCAGCCGGGGAACCTGGCGGAGTGTCACTAACATAAACCGTGCTGGCACTTGGCAACGCTGCAAGGGCAGCTTGCACGAAAGCAGTCGTTGCGACGCTCGTGTCGTTGTCACCAGCAGTCGGAGTCGGGGCGGTTGGGTTTCCAGTGAGGGCTGGCGAGGCTAGGGGTGCATAACCTTGAGCCTTAACAAAGGCTGTAGTTGCTATGGACGTATCATTGTCAGCGGTAGCTGGCGTCGGAGCTTGCGGATCGCCAGTGAAAACTGGCGAAGCCAGTGGTGCTTTTAGATTATCCGCAGTAGTTACAAAAGCCGTTGTAGCAAGCTGTGTTGTACTTGTTCCAGCTGTTGCAGTAGGTGCTGTAGGTGTACCAGTTAGGGCTGGCGATGCTAGTGGGGCTTTTGCTGCTAGGTCACTAACTAAGTTGGTAATGTCGCTCTCAGCGTGCGTATGCACGCTAGCAGCCCGAGAGGTATCGGTTGGATGTACGTGGTCTTCACGAGACCACTTATGAACGGCGCCAACAGCGGCAGTTCCGTTCATAAGAGGTAATGCGCCACTCTCGAGACTTCGGACAAAGGCGGTTGTTGCAAGCTGTGTTGTGTTGTTGTTAGAGCCTTGAGTTGGGGCAGTTGGAAGGCCCGTAAAGGCCGGACTGTTCAGAGGCGCAAGGCTTGTGTCAGTCGGGTGCCGGTGGTCTTCACGGGAGTAGGCTATCGCCGTGCCGACCACCGCCGTGCCATCCATTAGGGGAAGCGCGGAGCCAGGGCTGCCCGCCCCGTCTGCACCCGCTGGACCCTGGGGGCCAGTGGCCCCAGTGGGACCTGCTGGACCTTGCGGTCCAGTGGAGCCCGGGGGACCAGTAGCCCCGGCTGGTCCCTGTGAACCTGTGGCCCCCGTGGGACCAGGGTCTCCTTGGGGACCTGCTGGTCCAGTTGAACCGGGAGGACCAGTGGAGCCAGTAGGACCTGCTGGACCCTGAGCCCCCGTCAAACCAATAGGTCCCTGAGGACCAGTGCTCCCAGGAGGTCCTGCAGTCCCTTGAGGTCCAGCACCTCCTTGTGGACCTATAGGTCCGGTAGGACCAAGAAGGCCTTGTGGACCTTCAGGTCCCTGGGGACCGGGAGGACCAGTTTGACCTTGGGGACCAGCAGGACCTTGAACACCTGGAGGACCTGTTCCTTCAACGTCGTAATCGAAGTAGATTACGGCTTCGAAGTCCAGTGGACCAAAGATCGTAAACTGCGAAGCAGCTTGCGGAATGTGAAACTTCTGCCAGCCGAACCAAACTGGGTGCTGCTCGGTGTCAGAATTGAAGTTTAGGAAAACGTCATAAAGTTGGACGCCTGAAACGATGTGAACGTTCTGGGCGCCCTGTGGGATATTGTAGAGGAAGTTCTGGTAAGCAAAGACCTTTACGGTCTCCATCTTACAGCTCCGAGTAATTCACCATCAGGTAACCGTCTCGTTCCGAGACGAGCCAGGGTTTTACCTTGGCTACGTCCTGAGCCAGAACGCCCATCATCTTCTCGCCAGTGTCACGTCGAGTAAAGATGTAGATAGGCACCCCGGAGGGGTGTGTTCCAATCCGTTCAAGGTCCTTCTTAAGATCAGCGTCGGAGAATAGGGCGCCAACGGCTCCGATGCCGGCGCCGAAGAGACTCATTCGGTTCTGCTGTGTGGCAATGCGAGCCTGAAGTTGCATCTGACGGTCGGCAATGTAAGGTTGCTGGGCTCGGAGGTAGTTGTTAGCGACTTGGCCCTGGGCGCCAGCGAAAGTCAGAGGGTCACCAATTGCGGACTGTCGCAGCACATCTTGCTGTGACTGTTGAGTGAATTGGTTCTGCTGCTCGCGGGACATGCCAAGTTGTTCGGCTAGTGTAAGCTGGCCAGTTCTGGCCCCTTCACGCAGAATGTTCGACGATTCGTCGAAGCGCTGCAGTGCTTCGATGGCTGGCGAGGCTGTGCTGTAGCCAGCACCGTACTGCTTGGCAAGCTTATTCTGCAACGCTTCGCGTTGCGAAGTTATGTCTCGCTCGAGGCCGGGATCAACTGGCAGTTCTCCCTTGAGAGCTTTCAGCGAACGTTGGTTCAGTTCACGCTGGATCTCCTTTTGAAGCTCTTCGTCGGGGTCCGCGCGCTTGGAGATGGCTGTGATGTTGCCATCGTTGTCCAACTGAATGTTGAAGCCTTCCTGCTCCGCAAGGAAGGGCAAGAGGATCTTATTCTGAGCAATCTGCGAGCGGATGATTTGGTTCTGGAGATCGATGCTCTCTTTTTGAGCAACGCGCAGAGCCTCTTCCGCTGCTGTAGGCTTAGGGGCTTTTACACTACCCATCAGAGCCTCCTAAGATAGAACGTCGTCGTGCCTTCCCGAGCATAAGGCTCCATGCCAGTCGGATTATACCGCTTTATGGCCAAGTCCATAATGTTGCCATCATCAACTGACATGATGAAAGATTTGATTCCCAACTTACGCATGGCGGCTTCGTAGCCTTCACACAACTGCATTGCGGTCATCACTTTGGCAGGGTGATCACGTCGCAGGACCAAGGGTCCTGCCAAGACGAAACCATCCTGAACTCGAGTCCCAACAAAGCCAATAAGCTCAGTTGTGTCTGGGTCCAGAGCCAGGAGCGTTGGGGTTTCCAACGCATCCTCAGGAATAGGAACATTCTCGACCTTCATGAGGTCGTAACAACTGTTATACTGTTCGGGGGTCTGTGCCACGAAGAGAACTGCTGTCACTGCCAAATCTCCGCCCAAAGCTCCGAATAGCCATTTGCTACGACTGTAACGCCGTTAGCTGAAGCTGAATTTTCCAAGGCCTGAACATAATGCATTCCGACCTGGGGATACGTTTCCACCTGACTTGTAAGGGATATGTCTGCAGGATTGTTAGGGTCATGGTTCCAGTAGGTTTGCGGAACCGACGAGTTTGCAACGCTGGTATCAATACCCACGCTGAAAAGTATCTGGTGCCCAGGATTGATCTGAGCTCGTCCAACCATACCAAAAGTAGCAGCCTGTTCAATCAGGCCAGTCATGTAATAGATGCGGTTCTGGCCAGAGTTGTTCAAGGCTCTCCAACCAGCAACTGGAATGAGCCACGAAGTAGTGCTATCCAGCACACGGAGAGCCATACGATGCCTGTGGTACTTGTTCCACAGGCCTAGGAAAGCTGAGGCGCCTCCCGTGCCAACACCACCAACACTGACTGTGTAAAGGGCTGAAGCGTCCGTGCGAACGCTGCCAACGTAGGTGCCCCTGTACTGAGCTGGGCCATTTGTAATGGCCACGTTGTTGACATAGAAGCCTTGTAAGGACGTAATTTCGGCCGGGGTTCCACGTGTAACATCATCAGTCCACTTTGGACCACGAGACAGTCGAATGACGCTTGGTGTTACGCTTGTGTCTTCCCAGATGAACAGGTCGTAGCAGGCGTTAAGAACTGTGGCGGCTGGGCTCTTAGTGTTGTCCGTGGTTAGCTGGGAAAGCTGCCCACCACAGTTTCGCATGACAAACTGTGTTCCGTTGTAAAGCGGGCACCACTGACCCTTGAACGGAACCCAGAACATCGTGGGCGACTGAGTGTTCACTAGTGTGAGGGGATTGCCGCTGATCAGGCTCAGGCGTCCCTGGGGCTCGCTGGGAGCGAACAGTGGGAAGACCTGGGCAACGTCAGTTTTACGGAGTGCCCCACCAGCGGCGGGTTGGCTTAGAATGAAGTCACCAACCGCTGGAACCAATGCATCCAAGTCGAGAATCTGCTGCGATTCCCACGGGCCAGTGCCAGTGGTTTTGCGCGTGATGAGTCGACCTGGGGTCGTGAATTGCAGCTTGGCTAGGGGAACGCTGTCGTCGCCCATTGCGCCAATCTGAGAAAGGTTCTGCGGAGGAGGTTGATACCATTGCGTGCGGCCTGTGATGGAGCGAATCATAAACCGCAGATATTCAAGCTCCTCCGCTAAGTTCGCTGCAAGGCGTTCGGACCCAATGTCACCAGGGTCCGCTATCGTCTGCATCTGTGTAAGGCTATCACTCAGAGCCCCAGTCATAGTGGGATTCTGGTTAGTGATGTGATTCTGGTGGTCGTTGTTGTAAATCGCGGCGGTCAGGACCGTTCCGGTCGCCCGCGTGGTATGACTGTAGCCGCCCTGTGACATTAGACTATGCCCCCACCAAGAACAGCCTCGACAATGCCGAGGGGTTTCCGGTTAGAAGCTTTTAGCTTCTGCTCGAGTTCGTCAGTTGAAGTGAGCTGGGCCAGGATCTCACCACCGAGGTCTCCGGTTAGACAGTTCTTGCAGCCGTTCGTGACGTGCGCTGAGCCGTCGTCGAAGACAATCTTGATCTCCATGTAGAGGTGGTTTCGCAAGAAACCTTCCAAAACGCGCTCGACCTTCTGACCATTCGGCAACGTGCGGAAGCCAATGGTTCGTTGCTGGTTCTCACCAATCACAACGCCACACAGCTTGCAGTAGAGCGTCCTAAGCTCCCCATTGTCACCGAAACGAGCGAACTTCTCAACCTTGATGAAACTCATTCCTGGGGGGTCCTTTCATCGCCAGGAGTGAAGGACAAGAAGAACCCAGCTATAGCCACTTGCTGGTTCACGCCATCATTGTGGCAAGTCATTCGGAAACGTCGGCCAGAGCCAGGAATGCGTCGTCGGGTTTGCCGAACTCCTGCAGAACCCAAGACGTCTGAGTCCAGGACGAAAGATCCAATGACGTTTCCTGCACCTCCCATGCTGAATGCAACTGTGTCATTGTAAATGTCATCCCAGAAAATGTCCACAAGCAGGTCCCATTGACCTTGTGGCTCGTAGACAATCTCAAGGAAGTCCCCGTTCTTCGAACGGGTCGCTAGGCCCTGGTCGGCGAATGAGAGGTCTGTGTCGGCGCTAGAGAATTGAATTGGATAGCCCTGGTTGTAGTCCTTGTTACAGGCGTCCTCGTCCAGAGTGTAGATGCAGCCGTTGTCGCCAGCAATGGCGGGCTTCAGGACACCATCTGCATTGTCCGGACGGAGCCACAGGGCATTGAACTTGTCACGACGAGACATGAAGAAGCGAGGAACCCGTGAGGGCTCCATAGGATTGTTGGGGTCAGGAAACCCTACAATCAATCGAAGATTGGGAACGTCAGTGTTCAAGCGGGGAACCCCAAACCAGGCTTGGCGCTTGTTAGTGTAGTAGATTGCTTGAGTTCGTTGGAGCTTGTTCCGGTTAACTTCTTCGCGAATGAAAGGCGCTAGGGAGGCAATCTCAGAGAGATTGCTCGTATTGAAGTCGCCGAAGTCGTTGGTGGCCGTCAGGCTGTGGATCGAACCTGTTCGATCCATAAAGAGGACATCATTCTCAATCTGCACGATGCTGTGGGGGCTAACGGCCCCCACGGAGCGACTCAGGACCATAACAGACCAAGTTGTAGGATCAGGGTCCACGGTTTGTAGAACATACACCCCTACAGGATACTTCCAGATGATAAGGGCTCCTCGTATGCTGTACATCCCCACAATCCGCTCGCCCTGACCCGGAAAGACAGGAATGGTGCCGGCAGCGCCGGCCCCAGTGCCAGTGAAGGTTTCGTGACTAGTTACAGAGCTGTAATAGATACGATGGGGATCGCTTGCGTTTCCAGCCCCGAAAAGCCGCTGCTCATGGACGCAGCCCGTGATAGGGAAATTTCCAGCTCCTGCCCAGTCAGCTGGAGGAGTTGCAATGGCGGCAAAAGTTGTTGCGTCTCCCTTTCGCATCTGAAGCTGGTTCACGGAGCTGAACATGAACATCTTGCGAGGCTGGCCGATGTCTTCGCCGCCGCCGACACAGAAATAGGGCGGGGGTTCGCGAGTTGAGTTCAGGCCTTCCTTACAAACAACGCCGAAGGTGCCGTCCTTAGCTGGATCAGATAAAATGGCTCCATTCTCGAGCATTACGAGATCTTCGTTTTTGCCGATGCCAGGAGCCCAGTTGGTTCCAGCTATGATGGGGAGAGAGCTATCCCATGGGGCCTCGGCGCCCGCACCATAGCGCGGCTGGGGAGCAGTTGGGGGCGTGAACGTGACGCCTCCCTTCCACATAGCTTTGCCCAGAACAATGACGGTTTCGTCAACAAAACCCATCCAGGGATTAGTCGTGACGCCGCCCATCTGGCCAATGGCTCGCATAGCACTGGAAGTATTCACGTTGCCATGAATGATGGAACTGGCCTCCAAGTGGCCATCTATGTAAAGATAAAGGTGATTGTTCGCTGCGTCCGTGTTGTCGCGCACTAGCGCGACCATGTGCCAGCCAGCATTCAGGGCATTAGTGAATTGGGTCGTTCCAACTAGGTTTATGGGCGTTGAGCCCTGGAAAACCTGCGCATTAATGTGGTTTCCAGTGTCCCTGAACATGACCATAGAGGTCTGCAAGGGATCAAAGAGGCTGTTTGTTTGGCCCAGAAGATTCCGCTGTGTGCCACCTGGGGCCGTGCATTTGAACCAAGTGTAAAGCGTAAACTCAGTTGTAAGGACGTTCAGCCCCGTTGCGACCGTCGTGATCCAGTCAGTAGTGCCGTTCAGGGTCAGGGAGGACGGAGCAAACTTGAAGTCTGTCAGGGTCGTCTTGGCACCGCCTACAGCGGTCCATGTTGATGGCAAAAAGCCGTCATCAGTGAAGACAACGCCACCTTCCGTGACGTTGTCAAAGTGGAGCATCGAGCGAATGCTCGTGAATTGCCCTAGTTCAACAAGGTTGTGGGCACCGCCCTCTTTGCGAATTATCCCCCCGTCAAGCTCCGCCCCATCAGTATAGATTAAGTGGCCAGGGCCTGCCTGGCTCTGGTTACGGGTTCCGGTAAACCCCTGCGCTCCTATAGGGAGCGGCGCCGTTACACCTCTGTAAGCCACCTACGGTCATCCTATAATCAGGCCGCTCTCAGTTCTAATTGGGAACTTACGATCACCAGGAGTTCCAACCACGCCCCGTGGTGAGATGTGCCCGGCCTTGAAGTCAACTTTCACGTTGCGGCGGCGATTTTCCTTGAGCATTGCAGCAAGCGTGGTGCGAGCACCTAACGCTACGGCGTTAGCGCGGTCGTCGTTCTTGTCCAGGAGCACCTGGACGAGAGCCATATCCGAAAGGACATGCCGCCACTGTGCTGGAACACGCGGAATGGAGTCAACTGAGTCGACCAAGTCATCCAGAACTGGCCTGAACCAATAGTCAATGCGCATTTGCGCATCGATTAGACCACCGTGGGAGAAGCGAACTTCCCAAGCTTCGCCGGGGTTCTGGAACTGGTTTAGCTCCTGCACGATGGCAAAAGCCTGTGGAACGCCTGGCGCCAGTCGCGCCAGCGGCCACAGCTCGTCAAGTCGCTCTTGCGACGTTCCGTAAATGCGCTCAGGGTTCCGAAATGCTCTCATAGGTCCTAAGAGGACCTGCGGTCGCACATTCGCGACCGGCTGGAAGTTCGTTTTCATCAACATGAAGCCAGCGCCAGTGACACTTGCGCCCGTATAGGGCGCATCCAGTGTCAAGTTGGGCTCCGCCGCGCCCGCTACGACGACTTCAAAGATGTCTGGAACCTGTGAATCTTTGAACCTTAGCCGCCAGCCCAGCGGGTCAAAGTTCGGCGGGCTGCTCAGTGTGACAACTGTGCTACCCTTCGTGGCACTGACCGTACCAGTCTGATACACAGGTTCCATAATGAAGTAAGACGATTCCCGCATCCACCACCAGTCATCGGTGAACTCGGGAAGGAATGCGCTGGCCCCTGTCGCAAGCTCTCGGTAATTACGATTTAAGTAGTCAATGATCTTCGGTTCCCACGACGAAACGCCTCCGGTTGGCTCGAAGGCTCGAAACAGCACATCTTCTTTAAGCTGCTTAGTGGTGTTATAGGGCATTACTTAAAGCCGCAGGCTTTCAGTTGCTCAGGAGAGCATTTGCCCTGCAACTCCTCCAACCAATCGGGAAGGTCCCCTTTGGGAACTTCCTCGCCGCCCTCGTAGAAGTATGTGCCGTTCTGAAGAAAGATGGGGGGACCATCACCTTGACATAGACGGATATAGGGCGTCACCCTAGTTCCGATGGCCTCGCCAGTGGCCTTGTTGACGGTCACATCGTGGGTCTTCAAACTGAGGGACGGCAAGGAAGCTTTCTCCTGCTAGGCTGAAACGATGTTGTTGGCGTTGTTGCTGTCACTTTCCCAGGAGGGATCACCCGAGACGCCCACAGCAGCTAGACCACCGGCGCCAGAGCCGCCGCTGAAACTGACAACAATCTCACCACCAGGAATGATTTTCTGGGGGGATGATGCCAGATTCTTTGTAACGATCTTACCCGGCGTGGTCCCGTTAGGGATCGTTAGGGTTCCAAGCGTCACTTGGCCAGCGGCGGAGCCAGGGGTCGGTCTATAAGTGAATGTGACAACGCAGGCTGCTGTGACCACTGTCGCGGTCACGACTGCCCAAAGTCGCCGGATATAGAGGGGAGTTCCTGGATAGGAACGACTGCCCGCGATGAACGCCGCGTCAGCCAGTGAGGTCGGCGGCAACAGCGCAACGTCAAACTTCTGTTGGTCGTAAGACATGCCAACCTCCTTACGTCGAGGTCACATGGACAATCCTGGCTTCGCCTGGATTGCCAGTGTCCCAGATGATGTCAAACTCGATGATGCCGTACCAGGCAACGGCCCGCGAACGGCCGAAGTCACCAGGAATTGCGGCACGTAACTCCGGAGTCATGGCCTCAGCCATGGCCACAGCGTCTTCACCGAAGACGACACCTTCACCCAGAATGGAGCCAGTTCCGACCTTGCCTAGAGCGCGAGCATGGTTGGATTCGATGAATCGAATGCCTTCGATTCGTCCTACCTCACCATTGGCTTTGGCTTGGGGCTCAGTATATTGGTGCCACAGCTCCCACTTCGGGTCCTGCTTAATTCCCCGCAAACCCAGAGTGCGGAAAATAGCCACGTAGTCGTCACCCTCCAGCGGAGGAGTCTGGACGGTATCGAACAGATAGTCCCGGATCTGCTCAACGTGGAAGTAGGACATATTCACGGTAGCTGCGGCACCAGGAACACCATTAGTCGTGATGTTGTTGGTGCTGGCACCAGTTGGGACGTACTTTACACTGGCTTTCTTAAAGCCTGCAGCGGCTCTCGTATCGAGAGCCAGGCGCATTTGGTCACGCAGTTTGCGCTGGATCGGGTTCTCGATGTCATAGCGGCTGAGATCCTGAGACAGTGAAGTGTATGGAACCGCGCGTCCCATTTCCTTCACGACAATTGCCTTGCTGGACAAGGCGAATTGGTCTTCAGGAATGCGAACCGTTTCCTGCAGAACTGGGTCGTTAGGCTCCACAATGTTCTGCACACGAGTTAGCGTGACGGATTCGCCGGAGTTCCGACCGAAGCCCTCGACGGGCCTCACGTGGTCAACGAAGACGCTGTTTTCGACCGCCGCCTCGTACAATTTCATGCTTAGAGCATTGTTCTTGTACGTGCCAGAAGGCGAGTCGAACGTCCAGGTAAATTGTGGCATCGTTCAACCTCCTACTAAGCCACCGTAGCTCGGTTTTGTTTGGCGGCGCGCCTTCGCCTCACAATGTCAGAAAGTGAAGGTGGTTTCTCGTCCTCTTCCTGCTGCCGGGGTGGCATAGGTGGATTTGCACCCTCGGCGAACGGTCTCGGGCCTTTCGGCCTGCTTTTTGTATAACGTTGAATGCGGCTTCGCGTCAACTCCGCAATCTTTTCCATTGCGTCTTCAACGGGAATATTAGCCAATGTAGATAAGTTCTGATTCATCAGCATTTCCACCATATCTCGGTCCCCTTTCAAGTCTGGGAACCTCTCATCGAATGCACTCCAGAACTTGATGTTATTCTGGTCTTGCACATACTTCTGCGTCAGCTTCCCTTCGATCTCCTGGCCGACTTGTTCACGGATTTTCGCAATCGCCTTTTGTGGCTCAGTGAAGAGGAGTTGGGCAAGATCGTCTTCTGGGGGCGGAGGCGTTGCTTCTCGCGGTGGCGGAGCTTGCCTTCTAACATTAGCCATTTCCTCAGAATGTCTGCGCTCCATTGCGAGCATGTCACGCTGAAGACTCTCAATAGTGACCGCAGGAGGGCCATTGCCGCTTTCAGCGGCTTCTTCAGCCGCTTGTCGAGCCAATTCGGCCTCTTCGGCCGAATCGTCTGCCATTACATGGCCATGCTCGAAGGGATTAGGGTCTTGGGCGGCTTCTGCTGCCTGGGGACGCCGGTTGTTGCGCCTTGGTGCCATTTCCTAGCTCCTTTTCACGTACTACTTCTCCGGCGCGCATAGCGCCATCGAGATGGCTCAGAAGGCCCATAAGAGCCGATATTTCACCGATTTTGCCCACCATTACGTCATGTGTGAGAGTTGCACCGCGATAGTTGGCAACAAGTAGATGAATTGCTCCAAACACAAGATCATTGACTATGGGCTCCATGTGACCACGAACAACTGAGGCAGCGTCGGCACGCTGCATGGCCATTTCGGCTTCACGGTTCATGAGTTACAAGATCGCCCTCAACTTTGATCCCATTCGGGAGCCACAAGTGCTCCGACTTGCCTTTGTGCTCGAGTTCCTGGAGGCGGTCCATAGTCAGAGCAATGACTTCAAGCATGATCCAAAGGGCGTCTTCAGTTAATTTCATGCGAAGGTGTAAATTATCTGGGGAAATCGCTTTGCGATTCCGGTAGAACCAGACCGTTAGATCAGCCAACCTCTGTTCTAACGGCCGGTTCCCCATCGCCTGAGCATTCCCGATCAGAGCTTTAATCAGGACCTCTGGGTCAATCTTCTGCCTATGGTAAGCCATCAGTAGACTTCACCTGCAGGTGCCTTGGTCTTCAGTAGGCCCTTAGGCTTACTGAACTGAACTTTGGCATGACGAACCATCTGGTTGCGAGAGTGGTGATGAGACGTCGGGCTGGCAATTTTGGGGTTGTTCCCGAATACTGCCTCCGTCGGGTAGGGCATTGGAGTACCCGGCTTGTGTGAACCTTTCGCCATCAGTAGCCCCCAGTGTTGTAGGATTTGTTGCGAGACTGACTGGTAGCGGAAGGAGAGGCTTCGGGGGGATTGCACCCTGGGGTGGCGAATTTGTTAGTAGCGTCCTTCCCGAGGGATTTGCCGTCTGACGTATCCTTTGGACCACCTTTCGAAGCCACGTTCCTGCCAACATGATTCACCATCCGGTTTTCAGAAGCTGACATGCCACCTCCCATTCCGCTGAAGTCGGGGTGAGTACCCCATTCATCAAAGTTAGCGCCACTGTCAAGGTCTTTTGCCATTAGTACCTCCGTCGGCGCCTCTTGCTTTTGCGCCTCTTTCCATGAACGCCGCGAATGCGGCCCTTGTTTGCACTAGCATAGAACACTCGAGTTCCCTTCTTCTTTCCATAAGAGCGCCTCATGCTTCGCATGATCTTGCGCCCTTTTTTCGTTAGAGGCATCTCAGCCTCCTAAGCGTTCGGAACTAGCCCTGTCGTCGGGTTCACGCCTTGATTGATGGCTGAAGGAAGGTTGCTTCCACCCCCAGGTGGGGGTCCGGGAGGAGCACCCGCAGCTCCGGGGGCAGAAGCACCTGCCTGCTGGCCCTGGCCGCCTTGCGGCCCGTTCATAACTTGGCCGATGGCCAAAGTTTCTTGCATTCTAGACGCTGCTTGCTCTTGCTCTTCAGGAGTCATGAGCAAATCGTCGGGATTTATGTTCAACTTGGTCATTATAGTCGTCAAAGCTCGGTCTGGGCTGAACTTTGACATAAAAGCTTGGAAAAGCATAGGGCTAAGCTGCACGGCTTGCATCATTGACATGAATTTCTGGAAATCCAAGGCCTTTGCCATGGTTGCTGACAGGCCAAATGTCCGAAACTGCGTTTTTCCGCCCAGAAGTGCGAATCTTTCCTCCGGAGAGGCGCGCATAATGATGTTTGCGACGGCTCTGTTGGTCACAGAGGTCATCATCTTGTCAGGAAAGCCGTCTGCATTCTGCAGAACGTTCATCCAGGACAAGTAAAGTACTCTGTCAATAACAGTTCGCTCAATGTCAGCAGTTAGGCCATCCAGAGTGATGGCTTGGGAGTTGGAACTTTCAATGACTTCGGTTGCACGGACCTGTTTGCTGGGCAAAGAGCCGAGCTTTAGCTCGTTTGTGTAAACCGCAGCGTTGTATTCTCGGTCCAGAGCCTCATAAATCTGCATTGCGTCCTGGGGAACGTCGCCAGTAGCGCACAGTTCTACAACTTTAGCAGCGTGAGGAAGGGTCTGTTTGACCGCTAGAGTCATTCCCTGCTTCAAACCGCCGGCAACCTGGCCAGGATCTTCTAGATCCTCCAGACGAATCTGTCGTGTGCCCCAAACCGCGGCCATTCCGCCATCCAGAATGAGGTTGAAAAGCTCGTTTTGGGCTAGGTTCAAAGCCACTGCATCGTCAAAGAGGGCCTTTCCCCATACTGACCATGGAATTCTGACGATTGGCTCGGCTACAAAGGGGCTTTCTTGGTGCCAGAATGGGTTCGGTTCTGGTTTTCGGATGAGAAACCGCTTATTCGCGACCGTGCAGACGCAATTTCTATGTGCAACCTCGCCGTTAGACTTGAGTAGCGTACCCCAGAACTCGTCCAGGAGCACCCTTTTTCGGAAGCTTGGCTGCGTGTATTCGTCTTGGTTCTTGTCCCTCTCCGACCGCGCCTCATCCTCCGGCATTTTATAGTCGGTGCCGACCAACTGATCGACGACTTCCTTGTCGTAGATTCCTTCTTCGGCTGCTTGGAGTACTTCGTGAAGATCCTTTTCGACGCTATGTATTTCATACAGACCGTTTCCCGTTGGGTCAGGGTAGTAGTCCTCAGGTCGAACTAGGTCAATTCGAAGTTTCCAGGTGTTGTCTTCCTCCATTTCCAGAGTATCTTCTTCCTGGCCAGGGACAAAAGCGAACTTTCGAGTGGGGGCATAGCCACCATGGACCTTTACAATGATGAGGCTGTTGAGCAGCCCCATCTTGATGGCGTCACTAATGACCATGGGCAACGTAGTTGCCTTGTTGTTTCCAGCCCACAGGTCATTCAGGAAATTGTTTAGGATGGCGCGGAGCTGGGCGCCCGAAACCATCTTGCTTAGTTCATAATCCACCTCAACAGAATAATAGTCACCAAACTTGATAAGGCCACGCTTAATAAAGTTACCCATAGACTCCACAGAAACAGACGTCTTGGGGATGAATTCGGTCGATTGGCCATCCTGCTTATAGCTCCAGTCCTGACGGCCGAGGTAGGCATCCATGTTGCGACTATTCTTCCGCAGTCGCGTTTGTTTGGCGTCCCAAGCCTCGTCCCGACACCGCAGCACCTCCGCAATAACAGAGAGCGCTTCGGGGTCGTGGGCGGCCACAGGCTCATCATTTACAGTCGTGATGCCGCTTCCGCGCCGCGACGAGCCTGTTGCAGGCGTCTTAGTCTTTGGCCGTGCCATACCTTGGTCCCGGTATTCTTGCGCGCTGCCGCAGGTTCAGCTCCTGCACACATGAAATATGGATACCAATACAGGCCTCCGAATATGACTTCAATATATACCCACAATGGCGGCAACGGCGCTCGGGTGGAATATTGTGTGGAACTCTAGTTGAACGGCCACCCACGACGGACGGGGTAGGCTGGGCCGATGTAGGTGGGGGCGCCCCTTGGATCGCCTGTGAAGCCATAGCTTGGCTGAGGGATGGAGGGACTGACCCTAGATTCAGTTTGCGGAGGTCTAACGGGTTCTTCATAGGCTAACCAATATCCCAGTGCATCGGACCAGTGAGTTCGTCGAAAGTAGGGATCTTTTCGGTTTCTAACCTTCTTAATGCCTCCCTTATCCTCACGGAGAACTCCCTCGAGATCTGTGATGAGTTCTCGGCAAGAAGGATCGACCTGAAGACGAACAAGTCCTCTTTCGTCCTTGCAGATACGGTTGACTGCGTTAACTCGGTCAGGTACTTTAGGATTAAGCTCAGGAACCCGAAGACGAACGGAAAGTCGGAAGCGACGCATCTCCTGCAGAATGACCCAATAATCCGTCTTGCCAGTCTGAGTAGATCTTCGTTCGGAAGTGGCGTCACCATATATCCAAATTTCGCCATTGTGCTGATCGTATAGACCCGAGAACAGTTCACACATTTCCGGGATTGATGCATCCTCAATCGTAAGTTCGTGGAAGACTCTGTAGATTCCACCGTCAACCTGTCCCACGATGGAGGCCATAGGCTCAACGTTAAAATCCCAAGCCCAACAGAGAGCCCGGTATGGGGAATAGTGTGCTTCTTGATCTCTAACGTGGAGCATTCGTCCAAAAGCTGGATAAGCTCTTGCCCCACCAATTCCAGGTAGCCACTCCCCCTCCATACGGATTCGCCGAGAGGTGCTACCCTCGGGGTAGATGGCCTCGAGCCTCGCAAGCTCGCCTCTATCAATTCCTGGATTGTCGTAGATCGAGGCCCCGAAGACGTTGGCATGCTGCAACTTTCCTTCTAGCCAAGGATTAATGATCTTTGGGAAGACCCAGCTAACGGTAGTCTGCATCCCTTCGGGCGGGAGGATGGTCGCAGTGCAGAAAAACTTAAGGGGGCGCGCGCCAACGCGTATAGCTGCCTCCTCATAGATTTCCCACGGATGTTCTTCATCCATGTGAAGCCAATCCTTCTCAGATCCCTGGTATTTACGTCTACCAGAATCAGCCGATTTGAATCCGATAAGACTACCATTCTTAAGTTTGAGAATCTGGTCATCTACCCTCCACTGCTCAATTTCGTGCTGTGGTATGAAAGGAGGCGAGCGCTGTCCAGGGGGAACAAAGCCGTTATCAAAGTACTTGGGTTGGATAACGTCCCGCGCAGTTGGAAAGTCCAGAGCCGAAACCCAGCCAGAGGTGCTCCGCTCTCTGACTTGAATGGAGTTGGCTGTACCGTCAACATTAGCTTGCACTCGAGAGTGCTCCATTCCAAATCTGGCCAATGTCGCTCCAATGTACGCACCTGCGTCAGACTTACCGGATCTGTTGGCTGCAATGAACCAGTTCTCCTTTGCCTGACCATACAGGGTGCTTTCCACGAAGGCCTGTTGCTTCGGATGAAGCTTGTACTGTGCTAGGGGGTCTGTTCGTTTCCTGCGGCCCATTTCCTGGGCCAAAGCAAGAAGCTGTTCCTGTTCAGAGCGATCCATGTCAGTATTTATAGCACATAATTCCACGATCACAATTGCAAGCGGAAAATTTTGTTCGGTTCCATACCGCTCATAAATATGTCATAATGACTTGTTTGTGTTAACAATGTGGGGAACTCAAAAATGTCAGACCGAACAATGCCCTACGGGCCGCGTACTCCTGCTGCCCAGGCCGTCTTCCAGTTTAAATACGCTCAGAAAGGAGAGAGTTGGCGCGATGTTTCAAACAGAGTTTCGAGTGTCCTTTCCGACAGTGACACGCACTATCGCACTGTCAGGCAAATCCTCCTTGATGGAAGGTTCAGTCCAGCCGGGCGAATCCTCACAGGACTCGGCACTTCCAAACGAGTTACACCTTACAACTGTTTCGTTAGTGGTCCTATCGGGGACAGTCTTAACGGACCAGGAAGCATACTGGGCCGCCTTTCTGAAGCTGCAGAAACACTTAGAAGAGGTGGGGGCATAGGTTATGATTTTTCAACTATTCGCCCGCGTGGAGACAAAGTCCGTAGTTTGGACAGTAGGGCGTCGGGGCCTGTTTCGTACATTTCAGTTTTTGACGCGATGGCTGCTACGATATCGTCCACTGGGGAGCGTCGAGGTGCCCAGATGGGTGTTCTCCGTGTGGATCATCCAGACATCGAAGAATACATTCATGCTAAGCAGAACTCGAACAAACTTAACACCTTTAACCTCTCCATTGCCGTCACTAACGAATTTCTCGAGAGCGTACAACAAGGAGGATCTTTCACCCTTCGATTTGAAGGACGACAGTATGGGACTGTGGATGCCAGAGTTCTGTGGGAAACTATCATGCGGAGCACGTGGGACTGGGCAGAACCCGGAGTCATCTTCATAGACAGGGTGAATGAATGGAACAACCTAAGTTACACCGAGACGATATCTGCAACGAATCCATGTTCAGAACAGCCGCTACCACCATTTGGGGCCTGCCTGTTAGGGAGCTTCAATCTGACAAAGTACCTGGAGCCGGCAGGGCCGAAAGACCGTTGGAAGTTAAACCTCCAACAACTTGCCGAGGACGTTGGTCCTGTTGTTCGCGCGATGGACAATGTTGTGGATGTTGCCAACTATCCGCTGTCAGAGCAGAAACAGGCTGCTGTTTCAAGCCGACGGATGGGTCTAGGAGTGATGGGAGTTGCTAATGCTGTGGAGGCCTGTGGGTTTGCATATGGAACAGAAGGTTACATCGCTATCATGGAAGACGCGCTGGCGGTCATCAAGAACGAGGCTTATCTGGCGAGTAGTAAGCTGGCGAAAGAGAAGGGATGTTTCCCTACTTTTGACCGAGAACGGTACATGGGAGGTCCGTTCATCAGGAGCCTCCGCTGTGACGTCAGGAAGCATATTAGCGACCACGGAATCAGGAATAGCCACCTCACCAGCATTGCCCCGACAGGAACTATTAGCTTCTGTCACGATAACATATCATCCGGAATTGAGCCAGTTTTCAGCATCTCAGGGAAGCGCATGGTACAGATGCCACATGGACCAACTACGTTCGACACAGAGGATTATGGCCATAAGTACCTTGGAGTCATACCTAGGTGTGCGAATGACGTCACGGCTATTGAGCATGTGGCAGTCC